GGGCCATTTCAGGGGCCGGATCGAGAGCGTCGATTTTCCGTCCGATGAGAAAGACAAGAAGTGCCGCTGCGAAATACAAATCCAAGAGTTAGGACTAGTGTGCGAGGGTGAAGGCGAAGAGGATGAGGATTAGTCATGCCCGCTCGTCTGAAAGACACCAAATACGGCGTACATAGGTGGGATCGTTCGCGGTCAGGACTGCGGTTTGTCGGATGGGCGACGGATGATCCAGAATTTCCGCCTGACCAGCCGGCAGAACCCGTGGTGCTGGAAACGCTGCCTGACGGATCGGAGGTAATCGAGGCCGGGGGCGAGGCACCGCCCATCATAGCCGGCCCAAAGCCAGCAAAAAAGAAGAAATGAGGCCCTAAATGTTGCGCTGGTGTTGGCCCGACGGCTTTATCGGCGACGATCCGACCTCTAAGCGCAACGCTCGGTGGCTCGGATTTTTCATCGCCCTATACCTATTGCTGGCCTTTGGCACCGCCGCGTGCTTCGCCCAGGGCGTTATTCTACAAGCCGGGCCGGCCACCCAAGGTCACGCGCCCGCCTACGCTAACCCCTCACAGGCAGGCTCCCAGGCCGTTGTGCTGGATAGCGGCCCCGCCGGAGGCGGCGGTCCTGGCGTTGGCCTAAGCGAACTCAATGTCACCGCGCGCGGTGCCGGGACCGGCCCGAACGGCGAGGTGGCCTGTATCCAAGACGCGCCGACAAACAGCCCGACCGGCTACCACTACCTCTGCCTTTCGGGCGGCGTCAGCGGCAACGGCGTGATAAGCTACGGGGCAGGCGGGACCGCGACACCAGGAATTCTAATCTTCATCATCAACGGCGTGCTGGTTACGCCTGTGTCATGTACCGGTACGCCGACGTCCAGCTTCGCCGCCGTCAACGGGATCGTGACCCATTGCTAAATGGCCATCACCTCAAATGACGTGGCAAATCAGGCCATCCAGCTCATCGGCGATAACCAACCCGCCGTAACCGGGCAGGCGCCGACCTTTGACACCTCTACCGCCGGTTTAGCTCTCGCCAAACTCTACGGTCCCTGTGTGCAGACCGTGGGCCGCCAGTTTGCTTGGGACATGGCGCGGCAGACAATCGCGCTCACCCTTTCCGGCAATCCCGCGCCGTTCCCCTGGTCGTTTGAATATCTCTATCCGCCCAACGGGATCGAGGTCTGGCAACTTCACCCGAACGACCTCGGCGACGTCAATAACCCGCTCCCGATCAACTGGAACGTGGCGAACAACGTGGTGGGCGGCCAGCAGCAGCGCGTGATCTGGGCGAACCTTGCCAACGCCTTTGCCACCTACAACAACAACCCGAACGAGAACACTTGGGACAGCTTGTTCCGCGAGGCTGTGGTACGGTTGCTCGCCAGCGAACTCGCCATGGCACTTGCTGGAAAACCGGACGCGGCCCAAGGGTTCATCGAAACGGGAAGCGCGTTTGAGACCGTGGCCGAGAGCCGGGAGGACTAGGTGGACAACGTATTTTCCTTGCGTCGAACCGACCATTTGATGCTAACCGCCGTTTGCACCGGATGTAACAGGGAGTTGCCGGTCAATCGTTTTCGTATTGATCGCTCAACAGTCCGCCAAAGATCAACACGATGTGTAGACTGCATGGCGGAAACTTATGAACGGCGCGCTGAGCGAAATCACAAGTATCGGGCCGAAGCGATAGCGCAAGGTCATTCCAAAAACTGCCGAATATGCGGAATCGAAAAGCCAATAGAGTTGTTTTGCGAATCCGCTCGCAATCAAGGGGGTAGTTCAAACGAATGCAAGGAATGCTATCACATTCGTCACAAGGTTTGGCGTGACGCAAACCACGAAAGCCATAGCCGGCATGCGAGGATAAACGCTAGGCGGCGGAGAAAGAGCGCTCCCGAAAAGCAGGCGCGTTATGCAAAAAAATCGAGATTAAAGACGCTTTACGGCATTTCGGTTGAGCAATTGGAAGTAATGAGGCTTCGACAAGGCAACAGGTGTGCCATCTGTGAGGCGGAATTTAGTGGCAAGCCATGGTCCGGAACGGCGATGAATATCGACCACGCGCACGAGAGCCGACTGATTCGAGGATTGCTGTGTACCAACTGCAACAAGGCAATCGGCCATTTTAAGGACGACCCTTCCTTGTTGCTAAGAGCCATCGCTTACCTGAACAAGCATCAGCTCCAATGCCTAGCAGTTTAGCCTCGCCCGCCGACCTGATCAACGCTGCGGTCACGCGCGTTGGCTATAAAGACCGCATCGGCTCGCTGTACGAGGGCTCGAAGCTCGCCAAGAAGGCTTTGGACGTATATTCCCAAACTCGCGACCAGTTACTCCGCGAAGGCGAGTGGCCGTTCGCGCAGCGCGACACGCCCGGCACCTTAATCAAGCAGGCACCGGCTGGCGGCTATTTTGGCGCGACAGTATGGAGCAATACCTACCCGCCGCTGCCGTGGCTGTACGAGTACGCCTACGGGAGCGACTTCATTAAGGTCCGCGCGGTCAAGCCCAGCCTCATCCTGCTCCCCAATTTCAGCCCGCAGCCGCACCTTTTTGCCGTCGCCAACGACGGCAACGAGCGGGTGATCCTCTCCAACGTGGCAAACGCTGTGGTGACGTATGTTGGGCAAATCACCGATCCGACGGACATGCCGCCTGATTTTATTGAGGCGCTTTGCGCGTCTCTCGCGCGCCGCCTCGCGCCGATCCTCGCCAACCTCGATGCGGTCAAACTCGAGGCGCAAGACGAGATGGTGGAAACGCAAGTCGCCGAACGTCAACAAGGGTAGGAAATGTCAGCGCAACCTTGCGAATTCTCCGTGATATTTCCTTACCGCATCAGCATAGGCCTGCGCGGCATCTTCCAAGTTAGGGAACGCTCCGAGGAATTTGCCCGAGCCGTTCAGCCTTATAAAGGCGTACCACGTCATAGCTTTTCGGTTCCAGCTTACGCCTTTGTGGCCAGACTTATTGTTGCTTTGAGCGGGACGATTGCACTGGTTTTGTCCTCGCGTCGCCTCGCGAAGATTATAAAATGTGTCGTTGCCTCGGTCGCCGTCTATGTGATCGATCTCCTGCCGCGGCGACTCTCCCGTCACGTAGAACCACGCAAGCCGGTGAGCAAAATAACGCTTCTTGTCTATTCTTATATTAGAATAGCCTTCACTATGCCTGCTGCCAGCAAGCGAGCCGGCAACGCCGGTGGCGGACAACGTAACCTTCCAGGTAAAAACTCCGGTTTCTGGGCAATAATCCAGCACTTCGCGGAGGCGGTCATAGGTGATAAGGGGCTTGTCAGTCATTTGTCGCCTCCCCGACAGGTGATTAGGGGATCGAAAGCCGCGTCCAACGGCTTCGGTCCCCGTCTTTATGAGACAAATTATGGGCTGGGGCAATGAATTTACCTTCGGATTTGGCCCAACAAGCCATAGACGCTTCTGGGGTGGATTACCTTCTCGGCGACATCGAGGATGGTTCGCGCGCCGCACAGGTGATCTTGCGCGCCTATCAGCAATGCCTCATGCAACTCCTTCGCGGCGCCAATTGGGACTTTGCCAGAAAGACCGCGCAACTCACGCTCCTGGCCGATGCCACGGGGAATACTCCTAATGTTGGTACGGTTGTTCCTGTGCCGTGGACTTTTGAATATTCTTATCCTCCCGACTGTGTGAAAGCCCGTTTCATCCCTTGGAACCAAGCCACACAGAACCCCGGCATTCCGCCCGGCAATATCACGCCGCCCAATCCCGGCTCGCCTATCGTCACCGGTCTCGGCAATCCACAGATCGGGGCGGGCAGGATCAGACCCGCGCGGTTTGTGATCGCGACCGACAGCAACTACCCGCCGCCTGCCGGCTCAGCGTCATGGGAAACGCAGGGCGTTAGTCCTGCCGGCCGCACGGTCGTTCTGACCAACGTGAAGTTTGCCTATCTGGTCTATACGCAACTCGTCCTCTACCCGAGCCAGTGGGATGCTACCTTCCGCGCCGCACTGGTATCCTATCTCGCCAGTGAGATCGCGCTGCCGCTCGCCACTGATAAGAAGCTTGGGCTGACCATGCGGGCACAGAACATCGCAATCGCCAAGTCCAAGATCGAGGCCGCCCGCATCAAGGACGGTAACGAGGGCTTCTACTCGTCCGATCTGCGCGTGGACTGGATGGCCGCTCGCTTTACCGGCGGTGCCGGCGGGTGGGGCAGTAATTGGGGCGATGGCGGAGGGTTCGGGCCAGCGACGCCCTGGGGAGGTTGGGACGCCTGCGGGTTTGCTGACGGCACGGCGTACTAGATGATCCGGCAAGGGGACGAAAATGCCCACGGTGATCGTGACACTTGACGACGGGACGGAAATCTATTCGATCGGATTTTCTGACGGTGATTGGACCACGCTACTCGCGCCCATCGTAGCGCAGCATCATAGTACGATCCTGGTGAGCGATGCCGTTCCGGGCATTCCTGCGGTTTTAGCAGCGGATGGCGTAACGGTTGTCACGCCGGCGATTGACCCCATCCCTGCGGTTTATCGTGATATCACGCCAAACGAGGCCTTGGCGCTTCGGTTCGATAGCCTTTTTCAAACGCTCATCCGCGATGCGTTAACAATTGCACAACAGTCGCTCGCGCCCCTCTCCGCGGCCGCACTCACGTCCCTTAATCCAATACCGACGTCGATCAATGTCGCGGTTGTTACCACTCCGCCTATCAAGCCACTGGTCTAAATGGCAACGCCGCTTCTCATCCCGGCTTTCACGCACGGCGAGATCGCGCCCAATTTGTTCGGGCGACAAGACCTTGCACAGATGCACACCGCCGCGACGACCATGAGAAATCTATTTGTCTCCTATAAGGGCGGCGCGTATTCCCGTCCTGGCACGCGCTTCGTCGGCTGGTCGGCGCAGACCGGCAGGGGCTTCCCGCCGCGGCTGATCCCGTTCCAATTTTCGATCAATCAAGGGTTGATCCTCGAGTTCGGCAATTTCTATATGCGTGTGATCCTCAACGGCGCATTCGTTACCGAAGCGCCGATCCCGATCACCAATGTCACCCAAGCCAACCCCGGCGTGGTCACGGCGGCAGGCATCGCAGGAGCCACCGCAACGCCGGACAATTCGGCAATTGTTTCCAGCTATGCGCCAGGCGATACGATCACGCTTGACAGCGGGATATTCATCACCCGCGCTGTGCTGCAAGTCACCAATACGATCCTGATTTCGTGCGCGCCCTTGAACCGCGGCGTAAGCGGCTATGTGCCGGGCGACACAATCACGCTGGCCGGCGGAACGGCAGTTACCCCGGCGGTTCTCACCCTGAATACAACGCGGGTTATTTCCGCGACCATAGCCGCTGCGGGCAGCGGCGGTACGCCGGGCACAGCGATCGTCACCGGCACTACCGGGGTGGGCACGAAATTCCAGGCACAGGTCACAATCGACGGGACCGGGAAGCTGTTTTCGGTCAATGCGATTACTTTCGCTGGCGGCTATACGACCAATCCGACGTCCCTGTCCAACGAACCCGTTACGGGCGGTGGTCTTTCGGGTGCCCAACTTTCGCTCGCCATGGGCGTCGATACCTATTTCGTTTCCAATGGCGGCAATTACACCATCAACCCGGCGGGTGGAGTGTTCACCCAAGCCGGGTCCAGCGGCATCGGCACCGGCGCCACATTCCAATCGGCGATCTTCGGCCCGCTTATCGTCACCTTTATCAATCCGGGGGTTTACATCGACCATCCCGGCAATCCGGTTGGGCAATTCTCGTCTAGCGGCGGCGGCAACGGCGCGCTCTTCAACGTCACTTGGGCAGCCTCGAGCGCCAACGGTTTTGTGACCGGAGATTGGGTCTTTATCGATGGCGTCGAGGGCATGACTGAACTTGACGGGCAGACGTTTATAATTCAGGTGGACTCGCCAACGACTTTCTCGCTGTTCGACGTGTTCGGCAATGCGGTCGATACCACCGTATTCCCGGCCTATACGGGGGGCGGCACCGTCGCCCGCATCTTCACCTTGCCGACGATCTACGGCGAGGCGGATTTGGAGTGGCTGAAATTCACTCAGAGCGCCGACGTAATGACGCTGTGCTGCGTCAATCAGATCACCGGCACCGAATACCCGCCGCAGGATTTGGCGCGGTTCTCAGACACCGATTGGGTCTTTACGCCCGTGGTTCCGGTACCGAGCATTGGGCCGCCGACCATCGTTAGCGTGCGCTATACCGGAGCCCCGGACCCCAACCTTGGCCAAACCTGGTACTCGTACAAGGTCACGGCGGTCGCCAAGGATGGGACCGAGAGCGTTGCCTCTAACATTCTGACGCTGCAAAGCGGCAACGATTTCACCCTGGTCGCCGGGACGGTCACGGTGACATGGACCTCGGTTGCCGGCGCTGTCGGCTATAACATTTACCGGGCCGAGCTTGGCTTTGGCTCCGAGACCCAGAGCGCGGCACCTCCGGTTGGTGCGCTTTATGGCTTCATCGGAACCTCTTTCGGTACTCAATTTGCCGACAGCAATATCATTCCCGACTTCACCCAGGTTCCGCCGCTGCACATGGACCCCTTTGCGCGCGGCCAAATTATCAGCGCCGAGATCGACAATTCCGGCTCCGGCTACTCGTCGGCCACCGTTACCGTCAATACCTCGACCGGTTCCGGCGCGGTCATCGAGGCGGTTATTCAGTTTGCCGACGGCGGTGGCGGGTTTAGCACCGGAACGCTGTTGACAGGACAAGTCGTGGCCTTGTTGGTGGTCGACCCCGGCAACGGCTATCTGCCCGGCGACACGATCACGATCAGCGGTAACGGCTTTGGCGCGACCGGGCACCTCGAGATCGGGCCGGAAACCGGCACCTATCCGAGCACGGTCAATTACTTCCAGCAACGCCGCGTGTTCGGCGATAGCTTGAACAACCCCGACACTTATTGGATGAGCCAGCCCGGCGCTTTCACCAATTTCGACAGCCGCATCCCCACGATCGCCTCCGACGCGATCACCGGCTCACCGTGGAGCACGCAAGTCAACGGCATCCAATTCTTCGTCCTCATGCCGGCCGGTCTGGCGACGCTCACCGGTCTGTCCGCTTGGTTGCTGGTCGGCGCCGGCTCGTTCGCGACCAATGTGCAGCCGATCTCGCCCTCGAGCCAAGTCGCAAACCCGCTCGCCTTCACCGGATGCTCGCCGCTCCTGCCGCCGATCAAGATCAACTACGACATCATCTACGTCACCAGCAAAGGCAGCTATTATTACGATCTGCCGTACCAGCTTTACGCGCTGTCGGAGCCGATCGATCTGACGATCTTCTCGTCGCACCTGTTTGATGAATTCACTATGCGCGAGCACACATGGGCGGAAGTGCCGTTCAAGCTGTTGTGGGCGGTGCGCAACGACGGCATTCTGCTGTCCATGACCTATCTGAAACAGCAACAGGTCAACGGATGGGCGCGGCACGATACCAACGGGCATTTTTGGAGCATTGCCTCGGTTGTCGAGCCGGTGATCGCCAATCCTGAACTCGGCGATATTCCGGCGCAGAAGGCCGACGCGGTTTACTTTGCCGTGGAAAGGGGCTTGCTGATCGGGGCGACCGGAGGAACGGGGGCGACCGGAGGGACGGGCGGGACGGGCGCGACCGCCGCTGGTGCGTTTTTACTTTTCGACTCAGAACTGTTCACCTTGCCGGGCGGCACGCCCGCTGTGGTTTGAAAGGACACCCGCCATGGGTACGCTGACGATCCCGACCGTTCCGTTTACCTTACAGACCACGAACCAATTGCCGCCCTACGCAATCGGGACGACTTTGAGCGCGGCCAGCTACACGTTTGGCCCAGCCGATGCGCAGGTAATTATCCCGTTCAATTCGGGAAGCGGCCAAGTCGCCACTATCCCCGCCGATACTTTCCAGGTTGGCACGCAATTGACTGGCGTTCAGATGGGTGCCGGAGCCTTGACCTTCGCATCGGGGAACGGCGTCACTTTATTGCCAGCAGGCATCCTTGTCACGGCGGGCCGGTACGGCATGGTTTCGGTCCTGCAAATGTCGACAAATGTCTGGATTGCGCTCGGCGCTTTCCTCTTTACTCCTTAAAGGAAACGACGATGGTCGCGCCTACGACACCGGGCCGCCAAGCGCCAACGCTTCCGCCGATCGTCGATACGATACCGACTCCTCCCGGCGTGAATATTACGCTTACGAATGTGAGCGATAGCCCCGTGGATACCGTCGATTTCGGGATCATTGCACCGCAAACAAGCATAACGGTGAACGGATTTAATTCATTCATCGCCACGGCTATCCAAAATGGTCTGTTGAGGCCGCAAGCGACTAAGAGCCCCCAAGATATGGCACCGAGTTACGGTTACATCAGGGTCAAGGCGCAAACCGACGATCCTGACGTAACTCCGACGCTGAGCTTTCAGGGGTTTGCGAACCGAACGATCGGGCAAACAAATGTCGCTTTGACTTCTGAGCCGCCGGCGGCGGGCGACTTGCACTACGTTTTCAAGGGTTCGGCAACCTTCGCTGCCGCACCGCAGAACGCGGCGGTGGCAAGCGTTGATATTAAGCTGCATTTCGATACGACGGGTTCAGGCTCTGGCAAAATCACCTTCAATGTCGACGTTCTTTCGTTGCTTGCCGTGTCCGAGATTCAGATCAATTTCGGTCGGTTCCAATACGCATCCCTGCGTGTTTTCCAGAACACCTCGACGCGGTACATTTCCATCAGCCTACCCTCGCCACCACCGCCGATAACCGACAGTTACCAGGACATTGCTGTGGCTTTTGATGCGCCGATCTTGGTCTCGCTCTACGGCTCCGGCAATTCCGACCCGACATTGCCGACCGACGCCGATGTGGAGATTACCGGCAGCTATAATCTGGTTAACCGCGCCTGGTCGTTGACCCAGATGCCGCCTGTTTTCTCCTACCCACAGCGCGCCGCCTTCTATATGTGCCCGTGCCCGGAGGATTTTCCCCCGTTCGACAATACTCTGGCGCTGGGCTTCTTTCAGGACGTCAATGGCCAGCCAACCCAGCAGGGCACGGCAGGAAGCATTTTTGACACCGACGGCAGCAGCTTGATTGCCGGCACCTATCACAGTCTACCGCCGCTGACGGTCAATGTCGGGCCACCACCGGCCGGCCAGTATTGGACCCACATTGTCAACCTATCCTCCGCGAACGGCGTTCTCTCCGGAAATGTAGCCACCAATGTCGGCACCGTCGGACCGCGGGCGACATTCGACTTTAGTAAAACCACATTCACGTCCACTAGTCCGTCTCTGTCTCTAAAGGTGGCTGGCTCCGTCGCCGTGCCAGGATCAGGAACGAACGTTGTGCCCTTGGATGGAGAGCTTGCTAAATTCGTGGATGCCTGAAAATAGGAGTTAAGTGATGAAAATGCGCAGCCCGACCGTCGTTGAAAAGAGCCTAATCGCGATCAGTTTGGCCTTCACCGCAATACTGTCGGCCTTCTTCTTCTACCGCGTGCCGCTCGCCGATATGCAGAAGCGTTTTCAGCCACCTCACTTCATCGATAATTTGAATAGACCGTAATGGCCGCTCCGATAATTACAACGCTGTTCCCGACTAGCGGGCCTGCAATCGGCGGCACGAGCGTCAATATCGGCGGCACGTTCAATCCGGTCGCCACGGCTGTTACCTTCGGCGGCATCGCGGCCACGATCACGACCGCGTTTCTCGGCGAGACTATCGTAACCACGCCGCCGCACGCTGCCGGCACCGTCGATGTGGTCGTGACAAACGCCGATGGCAGCACGACCGACCCTGGCGCTTACACCTATACCTCCATACCGCCGACCGTTACTCATATCGACCCCCCGACCGGGACGGCCGTGGGCGGGGCGGCCGTCGGGATCACCGGCACCAATTTCGACCAGGGCGTAACCGGCGTCACCGTCGGCGGTGTCCCGGCAACCGGTATCCTCTTCGTCGACGCAGAGCACTTGATTGCGTTCACTGGCGCGCACGTGGCTGGGGTCGTCGACGTTGCGGTGACAACGGAGGCGGGAAGCGGCGTGGGGACCGGTCTCTACACCTATACGATCCCGCCGGTCCCGGCCTGGAACGTCTATCTGTTCGATGATTGCTGCCACCTATGGGTCTCGCACGATACCGGCGGGACCTATGTGGAGAGCGCCACGCCGTTTCCCGGCGACAATCTCGCCAACGTCGGCACGCTAGAGGACCCTTGGTCCGATTTGCTGATGGCCATCAATGATGGCGACTACAGTACGATGTGGGGCGTCGACAATCAGTATAATTTCGGCGGGTTTGGCATCTTTGCCGTGTCCAAGCAGCAGGGGGCAAATGATACTTGGACCTTGATCGATCCCGAACCCGGAACGCCGGCGGCCACCGATAACCAGGATTTCTTTACCGAGCATGTTTCCGGCGCTTTCAGCGCTAACGGTGTGTTGCTTTCTCTGCCCAACAAGTTTTTTGATAACGTCAACGGTACCGGCCCGTTCTATCCGCGCATTTCACGCGACAACGGCGCGACGTGGAACGATCTCACCGCCTTGGGGGCAAACATCGCGTGGTCGCGTGGTTGTTTCAGCGCCAATGCGGTAACAATGTACGCCAAGCCGTCGGGCGATAGCAGCATTGCAGGCGATAGCACCCCTACCGCCACCATCCTCAACCCGGCCTATCTGTTCAAAAGCGTCAACAGCGGCGCGTCATGGACGCAATTGGGGAGCGGTCCAAGCTTTAACGGTACAACCACAGCGGCCGATTATGAAGGCCAGATGCGGCTGCGGTGCAGCAAAAACGGCCAGATTGTCGCCATGGTCAATGTCGGCGGCGTGTTCTGGTGGTCGACCGATGGTGGTGCTTCGTGGAGTAACAAGGACTTCAACGGATTTTTCCCTGACGCCATAACCACCGGGACCAAGGGCGCAGCCGACTTCGGCATGTCCGACGACGGACAGACATTCATTGTTGGTTTTACGACCGCTACAGACACCAAAGCTGGTGTTGCGCTTTCCCTCAACGGCGGCATTTCATGGAACTTAGTTTCACTTAAAAATCCATCTGCGAAAATTATGAATTTCCGAGCCTGCAACACCTTCACTGACGGTGTTGCGATGGTGGTTACTGGCCAATTTGAGGATTTTCTTATTCACGGTCCGGACCACGACGTCTGCCTGATGTATGCCAATGTGTCGATAGATTCCGGCGCTACTTGGACGCTGACAGCCTATTTTGCCGACCAAGACCAGAACAGTTCCACGCTCGGCTTCTTTACCTCGCTCTTTATGGTGCCGCAGACAGCGCCGCCTAACCCATTTATGGCGCCTCGGGCCGGCTACATCATCGAGCGGCTGGACAATCGACTGTGGCCGACCGTCGAGGATTGCTGGTGCGTGGACTGTGGTTTCACCAATTTCAAGCCGACGCCAGCCGCCACGCTCTTTGCCACCTCCACTACCGGAGCCGGCATTATCACCGGGGTTACGAACCTGATCGGTGGCCAGAACTACTCGGCGGCGACAACGGTGCAGGTGGTCGACGACGATGGCTTGGGTTTCGGCTCCGGCGCGATCGCGATCCCGACCATTACCGCCGGCGTCATAACCGCGATCAATTTCCTTCCCGGCGGCTCCGGCTACGTCTACCCGCAGCTCGTCTTTAACGATCCGGAGAATACCGGCAGCGGCGCCAGCGCGACCGTAGCCCTGGACAACTCCATGACGTTCACGGCCGATGCGCCGGTCTTTGCGGTCGGCGACATCGGCAGCGTGATCCGGGCCGGCGACGGCGTTGCCGTCATCACCGCATTCGTCAACAGCCAGCAGGTGACGGCCAACCTTATTTCCCCGATCGCCGCCGCCCGCCTTATCTTCGACGCCGGCACTTGGACGATGACCGCGCCGTTCGACGCGCTCTACTTGCCAGCGCTGGTCGGCTTTACGATCACCGGCTTGGCCGATGGTCAGATCATTCCGCCAACTCTGGTGCCAGCAAACGGCATGGTCACGCTGGCAACACCGGCCTCTGCCATCATTGTCGGCCTCGCGTTCCAGGCGCAATTGCAAAGCACCTATCTGGACGCCGGCGAGCCGACGGTGCAGGGCCAGCGCAAGAAGGTCGCCGAAGTCACGGTCCGCGTCGAGCAGAGCGCGGGCTTCCAGGTCGGCGCCAATCAACCGGACGGCTCGGTGCAGAGCCCGCAGGAATTGTTCACGCTCTGGCAGAACATGGTCGCGGCGCCGACGCACGCAGTCGCGGCGTTCAATGCGCCGTTCACGCCCCTATTCACAGGCGACATTCGCGTGCCGATTCCTGGAGGCTGGAATACGCGCGGCCAGGTGGCCGTGCAGCAATTACAGCCGCTTCCATTGCAGGTACTAGACTACGTTCCTGAGACCCTTGGCGGCGATGACCCGGCGCAGAAGGCTCCGGCGCGCAGACAAAACCGGGGTGCCGCCACGGAAGGACAGCAATAATGACAGTTGACGAAAAATTAGCATGGATCGTTCTGCTCTCCCTTGCGCTCGCGTTTATCGTGCCGTGTTTCTTTTATATGCTGCGAAAGACAAATTAGGCCATGGTTGGTTACAGGATCATCGAAGCGCAGCCGTGGCATTGCGGCCAGATGGCTAGGATACTGCGCCAGGATCACCAGAAGGCGCTGGCCATGCTTGGGATTCCCTGTCACGCCCAATTGCGCTCCATGTTCGACGACAGCTCGTACCGACGCGCCTGCGAGGTGGACGGCAAGCTGATTGCGCTGTGGGGCGTATCGGGCCCGGCACTGGCCTATTACGGCGTCGTGTGGCTCGCTCTTGCCGGCGAGATAAAGAAATACCCGATCGCGCTGATTAAAGAGGTGCGACGCCAACTCGACGAGATCATGCAGATCAAACGGCTCTTAATCTGCACGTTGCTCGAGGACGATGAGGCGTCGCACCGCTTCGCTATTTTCCTCGGATTTGTGCCGACGGTCGGTGAGGCGTATGTTCTGCCAGCCGAAACGCGATTTGGTCGCCTCGAGGTCGCGAGGCAATTAAAGGAAGCGGAATTGATACCGGCAGGCACGGGGCATGTTCGGTTCATGTCCTACAAGGGGATATAGATGGCGCTTGTCGGTCTGGTCGGCGGCCTCGTTTCCGCAGCAGGCATGGTCTACGAGGGCGTAGCGAAGGCCCAATCGCTGCGGTACCAATCCCAGGTAGCAGCAAATAACGCAATAACGGCACAGCGGCAGGCGGCTTACGCGATCGAGGCCGGCCAAGCCGCGCAGGCAAAAAAGTCCATGGAGAAGGCCGCACAGTTCGGCCAGATCAAAGCCGAGCAGGCGGCGAGCGGGACCGACGTCAATACCGGGTCGAACAAGGCGGTGCAGGTTTCGGCACGCGAGCTAGGAGAGTTGGACACCTTGCAGGAAGGCCAGAAGTATCAATTGGCCGCCTACGGCTACCGCACTCAGGCAACCAATTTCCAGGCTCAGTCGCAGCTATACGGCTACGAGGCGCCGCAGGCCGAGATCGGTGCCGACATCGGTGCAGCAGGAACGGCCCTTGGTGCTGCGGGCAAGTGGTACGGACCTACGGGCGGCGCGCCAATAATAGGGGGCTAAAATCCCGCAGGTGCCTTATAAGCCGTATCCCGAAGAGGCGCCGCAGGCCGACGCGCCGGCACGCTATTTCGAGCCGAAGGACGTCAGCGCCGCCACGTTTGGCGGTCTCATCGCCAAGGGGGTCGAGGAATTCGGCGCGGCCGCTACGAGGGTCGGTGAGCAATGGGGGCAGACACAGAAGGACCAGGCGCTCAATGCGGCGATTGGGGAAGGGGAAACCGCAGCCGAGGAATTCGGCAAGCTGCAAGGTGCGGACGCAGTTAATGCAGAGCAGGACTACAAAACTAGGGTTGATGAAATTGGCGCGCGCTACAAGAGCCAACTGCCAGCCTACCTACAAAACGAGTTCGACGTTGCTTTCCGGCCCTACGTCTACCGCTACATCAACGGCAAGATTTCCACCCACGCGCTCACGCAGGGCCAAGAATACCAAAAGAGCGTCAACACCGCGACGATGGCGCGGGCCGGTGAGCAGGCGGAAGCCAATTATGCCGACCCCCGCCAATTCGTCGAGCCCGATCCGAACAATCCGACCGGCTCGGCTCGCGAACTAGCTTGGTCCGCTGCGCTCAAACACCTCCAAGCGGCCGGCAACGAGAACGATCCGCTCCTTCACAAGCGGGCGATCCAAGCCGCCGACGACTATGTTCTCTCGCGAGCTGCGGAAGCGTGGTACGTCCAGAACAAGGCCGCCGGCCTAGACTTTCTCGACCATCACCGCAAAGAGTTTAGCCCTGCGGAATATGACAAACTCTACGGCAAATTCCGCAACGGTGCGGAGATTGCCGAGGACCGCGCCACCTCCGACCAGATTAGGCAGGATATCGAGGCCGGGAAAATCCCGACCGTATCCGGCACCGAGCCGCCTGCCGGGAACGTCGTTCCGATAAGGCCGGGGATAACGCCGGGCGTAAGCCAAGCAGCGCCGCTACCATATTATGCCGCCACGACCATCCAACTCGAAAGCGGCGGAGCCGCTGGCGTGACCGCGGGAAGCTATCGAGGGTTGGGGCAGTTCGGCCCGCAGGAAGAGAAGCGTTGGGGCATTACAAATCCGGACGATCCAGCCCAAGTCAGCCGCGCCTTAAATATGGAGGCGAACGAAAACCGCGCCGCCTTGGCTCGTGTCACTGGCCGCGAACCGACGCCGGCCGAATTCTATTTGGCACATCAGCAGGGACTTGCTGGCGCGGTCGCGCACCTTAGCAATCCGGAGCGCCTGGCATGGCGTAGTATGGCGCAAACCGGAGAGGGACGGCAGAAGGGCGAGGATTGGGCCAAGCGCGCTATCTGGGGCAACATGACCGCATCAATGAAAGCGCAATTCCCCGGCGGCGTCGATACGGTAACGAGTGGCAATTTCGTCAAGCTGTGGGACGCGCGCTACGGCCAGATCGCGTCGCGAGTGGCCTATGATGAAGCCGCTAAAAATTATCGTCGGGCTTATGGTCTCTACGAGCCGACACAGGCGCAACGCTGATGGCCGAGCCGCAGCCCTTCCCGGATACCAAGGTCGGTGCACTCCCTGATTTCGGGGGCATGAACGACGACGATATCAGGAATTGGGCGGGCGGGACCGATCAACGGACGACGGCCCCCGAGCCTACCTCGGCCGCGCCGGAACCAGAGCCAGAGCCGTCGCCAGAGCCAAAGGACGGCGCGACCTTCCCGCCGCCGCCAGCCCCTACGCCCGGCGTCTACTCTCCGGCCAAGGAGCAGGCCGCGATGCGCGCCGCCAGCGCCATCCAAGACCCGGCGCGCCGCGCGCGCGTCATGCAGTATCTCAAGCAGGATTATGCCAATGACCGGATGATGGATGGCGTCACCGCGCAGATGCGCGAGGACAACAAGAACACCGCCACCGCATCCTATTTCGGCCTAGTCAATAAATTGATGGACAGCCAGGACATTGGCTGGAACGACAAGCTGACTGGCATGAATACGATTGTCAGCCGCATCCGCAACGACCCGCGCTTGGCCTACGGCGAGACACAGCAGCTCGTAATCGACCACCTCTACAACATGGTCGGCCTGCCGAACCCGAGGACTTACGGCGCTGACTTTCTGCAAGTGCAAAGCGGTGTCGCTGACGGCACGATCAGTAGCGTCGAGCAAATCCTGCAAATGGAGAAGCCGACGCCGGACGGTCGGCCGCCGCGACTGACTTATAAGGGCGGTCAAGAAGCGATCACGATGCTCAATGAGCGTAACAAGCCGGAAGGGAATTTGAACAAGGAGCGTGCCGAGTTTTTCAAGCGGTACGGCGGCGCGATCGATCCTGGCGTCCCCGGCGCCGGCACCGCACTCGGCCAGCAAAAAATCTATATGGCGATGCAGGCGGCTAAAGCGCGCGAAGTCGAGGTCGTCGCTAAGAAGGGCAACCCGCTAGACGTTTATACGCCTGGTACTAAGGATTATTTTGGCACCCCGGAAAACATGGCCAAGTACCATGTCTCGATGGCTGAGACGATGCGGTACGAGGCCGAGCGCATGACCGCGGAAGGCACGCCTGCGTCAGCCGAGGCTTCTCCCGTCGTGCCCGCGTTGCCAGCGCCAGCCGCAGGGGCGGCAGCGGCAGCGCCCGCGCCTGACGGCACGCCGTTGCATCCTTGGCCCACCACCGGCATGACGCGCGAGCAGATCATCGCCAAATACAAGCCGGGTGATAGCGTGATCCTTCCTGACGGCCGCAAGGGCACGGTGCCTTCGCCTTCCGTGAGCCAGTGATGGCAGGGGAGCCCGATCAATTTGCCGATTTCTCCCCCAAGGAACAGCCACGGGGGGCAGCCGACGAATTCGCCGATTTTAATCCACATACTCTAGCGACCGCGCCCAAAGAGGCGATCCCGCATGCACTGATGCAGAGGTTTAGCGACGGCCCATGGTCCGGCGGTGCAAGCCCGGTACGGTTCTTGAACGAGGGCGTCTTGACGCCAGCACAAAGCGCTGCCGAACAACTCCTGCGCACGCCGAACTCTATCATAGAGAAGATCGGCCGGGATGGACCGTTAGACGACGAAACCGAGAAGCCAGAGCAGCCGGACGACGCGGCCCGTACTGTAGCCACGGCGGGGGTGCTAGCCGGCGCAATCCATCCGTTCGCTCGTAGCGAGACATTTGCCTCATCGGAATATGCGAAACGCTATGCCGCCGAGCAGTTCAAGCGGGCGGCAGCAACGCCAGGCCTCTTCGGCGGCTTGCCGCGCGGGCTTTTAGGGCTTGCCGGCGCAGCAGGCGCGATGATCGCGAGCGGCCCCGAGTTGATAGAGTCGCTGTTTGAAAAAGCCCAAGAAGCCTATCGAAAGGGCCTCACGCCAGAACAGGAAGCGGAATTTGCCACCAACGCCGCGTTACTGGAACTCGGTGGCGGCGAGATATTCAGGAAGCCTCCAGACCGCGCTATCGGTGTCGTTCCTAAGCCGCAAGACTTTGCCACCGCGGCGAAAGTGATCGCTGGCAAGGACGATCCTATCGTCGCCGACAAGGCCATCCGCCTGCACGACGAATTCGGCATCAACCCGGCCGAGGTCGTTCACGATGCCAAGACCGATCCCGAGGTCGCCGCAAGCATGACGTCGCCGCAGATCGCGGACTTGCCCCGGAAATACACGGAAGGCGAGAAGAGCGAGGATCAAAAGTTAGATGAGGCGGCGGGTGTGATCGATTGGCGGGCACCCGTGGCTACGCCACGAATGGCGATGCCGGGAGAATTAACGGCAGAGGTGAAGATTGACGACGCCTATTATACAGGGCCGACGCACCACGAGGCATATTTAAATGCGCTTAAAGAAATCGGCAAAGGACCGAAAGAGGTTGATGTCCAAGAGACTGATGGTTTTCTCACGGCAGAAGGAGAACATATTAGCCGCGCAGAGGCTAATGATCGATACGCCAATGTCGCTACCCGGCCGCCGCCATCCAATGAGTTCTCGGTCTACCATGAACAAGCCAGAGATAACGTCATTGCCGAAAGGGACCGCTATGCCGAAAGCCAAACGCCCGAAATCAAAACCGCCCTCGAAGCCGCAGCAGCAGACGTTGCAAGACAAGGTAGCGCAGGACCAGGCGGACTTGGCGAAATGGTCGGCGGTCGCGGCACAGCCGAACTTACCGCCCGAGGTGGCGGAGGCGGCGCGGAACTTGGCGCACTCGAGCAGGCTGGCGGTTATGCTCGGCCAGAAGGCGCTGCTGTACCAGGAGCCGAATACCCCGGAGAACCCGGAGCCGCCGCCGGCGATGTTGGCGGACGAGAAGGCCCCGCAGTAGCGGCCGGTGCCGCGCCTACCGCCGCGCAACTGCCGCCGATCGGGGTCGGCGGTGCCGGAATGCCGCGCGCCAATCCGTACTTCACCTACGATGATCGGACGTTCGCCAAAGTATTCATCGGAGCGATAAGAACCTACAAAAAAACCTTCCAACCAGAGCTTATCAGTGATCGGGCGCTGCAAGCCGAACCGTTGTTTGCAGCATTCAAATCGGCAACGGAGGAAGGGAAGGTGGGGGTTATCAAGCAATCCGAAGATGCCCGTCAATTCTGGCGGCCTACGACCGACACCGAACGGTTTGATTATGTGGATCGGGTCGAACGGCTGAAGCAGGGCGCGGTCATGCCCGCAGAGTGGAAGGAGAAGGCCGAGCGCCACCGCATAATGCTAGACGCGGCCGAGGCGATAGAAAAGGAATTCGGCTCCAAAGCCGCATACCGCGAAGACTATTTCCCGCATCAGTTTTTGGACCCGGATAAGGCGCGCGGTTTTGTCAATGCCAAGGTTGCCCAACTCGGGCCGACTTGGTTCCAAAAGGAGCGTGTTTTCGATTTGCTCCGTGAAGCACTTGAGTCCGGATTGCGGCTCAAGACCACCAACCCGGAGGACATGGTTGTAAACCGCCTACTATCGTCCGTCGACATGCAGGAGCGTATGAAGTTACTAAAAAGCTTGGAGGAAATGAATCTTTCCAGAAAAGTCACTGATCTCAATGGCGGCAATTATGGCAATCTGAACGACCATCTGCGCGAGGGTTGGCAACCGATCAACGCGCCGGATCGCGAGCAATGGTTGCTTCATCCTGACATTCAGCCATTATGGAAGAATGCCGTCGACGCCAAGGGCTTTTGGGCAATGGAGGGCCCGGTCGGTAGCAGTTTCCGCGCCTGGATGGCGTTCAAAGCGGTATGGGTGCCGATCAAGTTGGCGCTGACGCTTTTCCATCCGTTGCATGTCTACGGCATCAATGTCGCGCAGGGCCTTGCGCGCGGGTGGACGCAAATCGTCAAAGGCGGTGATTTTCTTGGCGCGGCGCAAAGTGTGGCGGAAGGTGTCTATGGACCGATCCTCTCTGCCGTCCCTGGCGTGCCGCATCTAGGAAAAGACATTAAACTCGCTTGGGAAACGCCGAAAGAAGAGAGAACGCCACAGCAGCAAAGCTACGTCGACGTTTTGAACGACGGCGGCTTCGTGCCGCAAATGTCCGAGCAATTGAGGATCAATGCTAGGCGCGCGCTTGAAGAAGCAATGGATAAGGGCAGTTGGCTCAAGACTATTCCCGCCGCCATCCGGCGCGGCATCGAAATCATGCAGGCACCGATTTTCGAAAAGTGGATTCCGTCGCTCAAAGCAGCGGCGTATTTTAATGATTACCAAGCATTGATGGCGCGTCGGCCCGAGTTGCTGGACAATAAAATCCAAAGAATGGCGGCGGCGCGAACGATAGCAAAGTCCGTCGATAACCGTTTCGGTGAAATGTTTTACGGCGGCCTGTTTTGGAACCGCTACGTCAAGGACGCGGGGATCGCCTCGTTCCTCTCATTAAGCTGGAACCTCGGCGGCATGTTCCGCGAATTCGGCGGCGCGCTGCTAGAGCCGGAAGCCCGCCTGATCGACCGCATGATAAACGGCGCGCCGACAGAGACGCAGGCGACAATCAGGGATGCGCAGAATAAGTTGCCGATGGTGATTTCTTACGCTGCGTCTGGCGCGCTCTTTTTAGGGATGTTGAGTTGGGCATTGAGCGGAAAACCGCCAGAAGGGTTGGATTGGGTTTTCCCCCGCACCGGCAGAGACAACCCGGACGGCACGCCGCATCGGCTCACCAGCATGTTTTATCATCGCGAAATCCCGATGCTACTCAAGCATGTCCAAGAGCAGGGCGGCGGTGTAAGCGGGGCGTTCGTGGGCGGCGGCGAAATGCTCTACAACAAAATGCTGCTCCAACCTTTTAAGGAATTTCTGCAAAACAAGGACTACTACGGCTCGGACATTTGGGACGAGAACGGGCCGCTTTATACAAAGGCTTGGCAATACCTCACCCACACATTAGGCGAGCAGGCTTCGCCAATAAGCATTAGCGGCGCCAAGCAATCCCTTCTGACAGGCGGCGATTGGAAGGAGGCCGCCTTGGCGATGATGGGCTTCGGTCCTGCACCGAGCTATGTCTCCCGCGACGCCGATCAAAACCGGATCGCCTACCTATACGATCGCCACGTCGCGCCATTTGCGCGCACAGAAGAGAGCGGCGAAAAATCACGGACCCGCATCGATATCCGCAATCAACTCTTGATCGCGCAAAAGAACAACGATCAGGCCGGATTGCAGAGGGCTGCAAACGAATGGATGAAAAACGGCGGTTCGCGGCTCGCCATGTCCAATATCTTGCTTCATGTTCCTGGCGATATCCAAATGTTCCGGAGGTTGGAAATCCCAGACCAGGAAGCGGTGATGAAGGGCGCAACGCCGGCAAACCAAGCGAGATACAAGCCCTATCTGAAAACCGATATCGCGGTGCAAGCGGCCAACCTGACGATGCAGGCCGAGCAACAGCGGGCGCAGGGCAACGGCGTGGCGGCGACGGCGACCGAACAACAGCTCTCCAAACTCATCAGCGATGCGGCGAAGAGCGGCCAGATCACCAATCTCTCGTCGTTCCGTCGCGCCCTCGCGCAACAACTTACCGCGCGCCATGCCCCAGACATCGCTGCCATCATGGCGCAACCTAAAAAGATGCGGTCGCAATACATGGGGCCGCCACAATGACCCGCCATATCGGCCGCGCGATAGTCACCGAACTCAATGGCGAAGAGCTATTCTCCTTCGAACACGGCCCGGTCAAGGACATCGCCGCCAAGCACCTGCGCGCCTATTGCGGCGGCGACATTGCGGTGCCGTCAATTCGATGCGAAGGTGGGGCCAACGCGCGGCGGATCAGCGATTTTCCTAATGCCGCCGATGCAATGGGGGCCGAGGACCGGCTGACGGGGATACGCAACGGCGAGAACGTCAATTTCTCCCGTGCTCAAATCCTGGCACCCCTGGTTGAAAGCATTAGTAGCCTAGTCGCCGAGTTGGTCGCCGAAGAGCTACGGAAGGCAAAATGACCGTTCCCGTCATCCCGAATATCGGCCCCGACATCATCGACACGCTGCTCGGGCCAGAACTCTTCCAGTTTGACGCCGGCTCGCAGACGCCTAAGCTGATTTCCGCCGCGAACATGACAACCTTCTTTGGCGGCGGGGTAAGTGCCTATGGCGAGTTGACGATTCCGCAGGCCATCGTCGTCACGACGCTCGCGGTCCAGAATACTTGGTATCTCATCACCGGAAGTTGGACGCTTGGCCAGCACCTTAATACTACGCTAGACGCCAACGCCGGCACGATCACGTCGCAGGTCGGTAGCCAATTCGAGACGCTATGTGCGATCGCCTTCGCCAGCACCGCCCCGCCGAACACCATTGAATTCGGCATCTTCAAGAACGGCGTGCTGATTCCCGATCACGTCGCCCTGACTTGGACTAACTCGATCACTTTCCCCAACACCGTCACGCTGGCCGGCCTCGATACGATCGCCATGGGCGATGTGCTCGACGTTCGCGCCCGCTGCACGACGGCAGGCGGCGTCTCGATCACGATCACCAACGCCAATTTCAACTGCTTCGCGATCGGTGGCTCATCCGGCCCGATCGGACAGACAGGAGCGACCGGCGCTGCGGGAGCCGCAGGCACGCTCGGCGCGACCGGTCCGATGGGCAATACCGGCCCAACCGGAGCCGGGACCACCGGGGCTGTTGGAAATACTGGCGCCGCAGGGGCCGCGGGCTCTACGGGCAACACAGGAGCTACGGGCCTCACTGGAGCGACCGGTAATACTGGCGGTACGGGAGCGACCGGATCGCAGGGCAATACCGGCGTTGCGACCGGGCCGACCGGAGCCACCGGCAGCACAGGCAATACGGGCGCGCCTGGCGGCTCTACGGGCAACACCGGCAATACCGGATCGACAGGCGCTACGGGCGCCGCTGGGGTCACAGGAAACACCGGCAATACCGGCAACACAGGCGCCACCGGGACCACAGGATCGACCGGATCGACAGGGGCTACAGGCAGCACCGGCGCGACCGGAACCGCTGGCAGCGGCGGGGCGGCGGGTGCAACAGGCACTACAGGGACAACCGGAGCAACCGGCTCCACGGGAGCGACCGGTACAACCGGATCAACCGGCGCCCTCGGCACGACCGGCGCGGCGGGCGCAACAGGCGCGACGGGGCCAACCGGAGGGACTGGCGGCACGGGTGGCACCGGAGCCACAGGCGGCTCGCCGACCGATATTACCTTTGTCCTTGACGGTGCCGGAGTGGCACTGACGACGGGCGTGAAGGGCTATCTGACGATCGATTTCCCCTGCACCATCACGCAGGTCACGCTGCTTGCCGATCAGTCCGGCTCAGTCACAATCGATATCTGGAAATGTACCTACGCCCAATTTGATGCCGGCGTTACGCATCCCGTAGCCGGAGACAGCATCACCGCGTCAGCCGTGCCGGCGATCGCGACGGCAACTAAGTATCAAGACAGCGCGCTCACCGGCTGGACGACCTCGATTAGTGCCGGCGACGTATTGGCCTTTGATGTCAAAGTGGCGGCGACGAGCATTACGCGCGTCACCACGGCTTTGAAGGTTACAAGGTAAGAAGGGGCCCCCGATGTCCACCGTCAAGCTGAACTACGCCTCGCCGGTCACGCTGACGATCACCAACGCCAGCTTGGCCACCTCCGCGACGGCCGGATGGCAATCGGCCGGGCAGGATAATACCTCAAACCTGTACCTCGATGCTCTAGTTCAAGTGAAACTCGCCGCAGTCAACACCGCGCCATCAGCCAGTGCCGCGATTTTTCTATACGCTTTTGGTGTGGCGGACGGCACGACAACTGATTACGGCACCACTGGCGCGGCGGCGGTCACGGGGAGCGAGGGCACGCTGACGTTTCCGAACGTCACGACACTGGTGCCGGTGTGCCCGCTGATCGGGATCATCCCCTATCCGACACAGAATGTCGCGATTATCTCGCCGCCGTTCTCGATCGCGGCAGCGTTCAATAACATTTTGCCGGCCAAGTATGCGATCGGCATGGTCAACAATAGCGGCATGACACTCAGCGTCACCAGCATCAAGATCGTGCCGGTTTATAATACGGTGGTCTGACCGTGGCCTATAAGTTCAACGGCACAACGCAAGAAATCCAAATAACCTCGCCGCCGGTATCGGCATTGCCGTTGACGATGATGGTCGATTGCAACCCGGGCTCCCAGAGCAGCGGGGCAATACCGTTGTCTATCACGAACGCAACCCTCGCCCTCGACGGCTGGTTTCTTATAGCTGGTGCCAGCAGCGGTGCGACAATTCTTGCCAGGGCGTCGCAGGGCGGCTCGCAGACAACCGGAAGCTCTCTCGCAAATTTCTTTGCTGGCTCACGCCATATAGCGACAGGGGTGTTTACGTCGAATACATCGCGACAAGTCTTTTGCGATAATCAAGCCGGTGCCGTGGAGGCGACATCTAAAATCCCAACCGGACCACAGAACAGACTTACCATATCGGGGGCTAACCAGAGCGCCCAATTTATCCTCCCATTTATCGGCCCGATGTCCCGAGTGTGCCTTTGGTCACAAGCGTTGACTTTCGCAGAGCATATTGAGGTCTACCGCGGCACCGATCCCCGATCCATCAGACCAAGTGCCATTGCTCTTTATTCTGATTTTGCCATGGTTCCGCTTGTGACCACGAATCTTATTAGCAAGCCACCGCGTTCGATCTATTTGCCCATTACTAGGAACGCGATCAGCTCACCAGCATTCCCGACGCTGGTACCGAGCACGTCCGCCGGCTTGCCGCCGCTCCAAATTCCACGGCCGCCACTGCGCCGACTCCCGGCGGGTCCAGCCACCCGCGCCTTCGGAACCATCATCGGATGAGACCAGGAAAAATCCCGATCAAGCCGCCCGCTGTCCGTCGCCAGGCCGCGCAGCAGCCTAAGCCGATCCCCAAGCCGTTCCTGACCCGGCCAGCGATACGGCCGATTAGGAGGCCCAAGGTTTAGCGATGGAATTGCTCTGCATCATTTTCTTTCTCTGGCTGATTAGCTGCGCCTTTCCCTCTAGCGGCAGCGGCCACCATTTCGAGCCTATGATGGTTGTTGTGTTCATCGTTTGCGCAGCGGCGCTCGTTGGCTATGTAGCCATCGGTATTTACATTATGGCCGGCGTGGATTGGCTTACCGATAGCGGGTGGGTGGCTGTGCTCGCGGGAGCCGCATACTTCGTTGGAACGATATGGTTGAATAAGTGGAACGCTGAAAGGCTGGATCGCCGAGATGAAGCGACGCGGCATAATTAAACGGCTCCGCGCGCTTGCGCCGATGACCGTCAGTCCGATCGGCGTCGAGAAGATCGTTCAGCGCGAGGGTGTCTACCTCCATGCCTATCAGGATACGGTGGGCGTTTGGACGATAGGGACCGGCCACACCTCGGCTGCGGGTCCGCCGCCGGTCTACCGGGGAATGACGATAACCGAGCAGCAGAATGAGCAAATCCTAGCGAACGACCTCAAACCGATTGTCGCGCAGCTTAACGCCACAATCCAGGTACCCTGCCTGCAAAACCAATTCGACGCCTTCGTATCGATCGTTTTCAACGTCGGCCCTAAATTCCTGCACTCGACTGCCATGCGGTTGTTCAATGCCGGCGACAATGCCGGTTGCGCCCAGGCGATCATGATGTGGCGGATTCCTCCGGAAATCATCGGACGGCGCAATACCGAGCGCATCCAGTTTTTGACGCCCTATCCGGTGGGTGCTAGAAGCGTACTTCGGCGTGGCAAGGTCAGGCAAAGGTTAGGCTCGGTTAGGCCTGGTGCGGCAAGGCGCGGCAAGGTGAGGTAAGGAACTTCCGTGTCAACACAGCAACGATACTCGTTTTTAGCTAACGCCCTAGTCGGTTACGCGCATCAATGGATCGCCACGCTGCCCGGCTTCGAGCAATCCTTCATCCCGATGGAGAAAATACCAGCCGCGGCGGGCGCGCTGTCGAAATTCTGCGTCGATACGATCGATCAATACGACGCCAAGAACCCACCCGTTCCCGCCCCCACGCCGCCCGCACCGGCCTCAACGCCGCTTAAACGAGGAAGGCCACGCAAATGACGATTGATCCGAGAGTAGGGGCGTGGGTGAATTTCATTGTGCTGGTTCTGGGCGCTATCGGTGCTGGCACTGTAGTATTGGCGGGACTTCCAGACGCAACCAATACGATAATCAAGACGTGGGCGCTTAACGGCGTTGTTATCCTGTCTGCGGCTAACGTAGTGTTTCATCTTTACGACACGCCATCGGTTACGCCTACCGGCCTAAAGCGCATGGTCGCGCCGCCGCAGCCATGAATGGCCGAACAGGTTGTCATTCAGTTTAGCACCACAGCGCACAATACCTGGCGATTGCGTTGGAAAAACCGTTGGTCAGAAGCCATCCGCCGCGCCGGCCATACTCAGTTTAGTCATTCCGATCTAGTGCTGGGGGACGGCTCTTTGCTAGGAGCGTCCAACAACCCCAAGGCTCCGGTTATTCGTGGCAATCCCAATGGTGTCGCAATAAGGCCGCCAAACTATGAGCTGTGGGGCTACCGCCGTCGCATGGTTCTGGAAACACCACGGGCCAAAGACATCGAAAACCTATGGCTGTCGCAAGTCGGCAAGGATTTCGACACAACCTTTATCTGGGATTTTGTCTCCGACAAGTGGCCGGGTGCCCGAGATTGGCGCCTTACCGACCGTTGGGTTTGTGCCGAAGGTATAACGTGGTCGATGGAGACGGCGGGCTTTTGGGCCGATGATTTTCCTGACGGCAAGCTGCCTTGGCCAAAAAATAGAGTTTCCCCGACCGATCTGCTATTAGTGCTGTTGACCGACCGCCGATGGGTAAATCGTGATACGTTCTGGAATGCCGTGCCGGGACTGAAACTCGATCCCGGCGAAATCTAAGGGAGAACACCATGCGGCTCCTGGTGGCGCTTTTGCTTCTATCGCTGATGTTTCCCTTGGGAGGCTGCGCCCTGATCGCCGCTGGCTTTGTCGGCGCCGCGTTGGAGCGTCATCAATGGGAACAGCAGCGTCAGCAATATTACTACCATCAGTGGGGACGCTACCGCCCAGCCTACTACTCAAACAGAGGACGCTGACCATGCGTAAGATGACGATTGCTGCGGTTACGGCGCTGTCTTTGCTGACAGGGTGCAGCTCTGTCCAAATCACCAGTTTTCTAGCACAGGTGCAGGCGGACGCTGCGAGCCTTTGCCTGTTTGTGCCGACAATTGACACCATCCTCAATGTTGCCGCGGCTCTAGGAATACCGGCAACGGGAATTGCCGGGGCGGCTATTAACACGGTCGCCGCTGCGATTTGCAGCCAAGTCCCGCCGCCTGCTTCGGCACGGTTCCGCTCGCTTGCCCCGCAAGGTGGTGGCCCGGCCAAGACTGTCGGCAACGTCAACGGCGTCCAGGTTAACGGCTGGCGCACGCACTAATGCCCGACGACCTCGGTAAGCTCCCGCCGGTGCCTAACGCTGGCGTTCAGGAACCGCTTGATCTCCCCGGCATGATGCTCGGCAAGCTCGGTGCCAAGTATATCAAAGGGGTTCCGGCGCTCGGGATTTACACCGCACAGCTACCCCCGCCGCCTGCATCGATCGCTTATAGCGGGGGATTACGCCAGCTTGGCCCGATGGCAAACGACAGGACGTCCGATTGCACTTGCGCGGCCTGCGGTCACGCCATCCAAGTATGGACATCAATGACCTCGGGAGAGGTTGTTGTGCCGGATGCGGCTATCGTCGATTTTTATTCACGCGAGTCCGGATACGTTCCCGGCGACCCCAATACCGACAATGGCGCGGTAGCGTCCGAGGTGCTGCTCTATTGGTACAAGAATCCGCTGGCCGGTCACGCGCTGGCTGGATTCGCCTCGATCCGCCCCGGCAACCGCACCTCGATCCGCGATGCCATCTACCTGTTCGGCATTTGCTATCTCGGCGTGCAACTCCCTATTAGCGCCCAACGCGCTACGAGCTGGTCTTTGTCGCAAGACCAATCTCTGACCGGCTCTTGGGAGCCGGGCTCTTGGGGCGGCCACGCCATCCCGGCTTGCGATTATGACGAGAACGGCGTGACAGTCATTTCCTGGGGCAAACTGATAAAGGCATCATGGACCTGGCTGGACGCCTACATGGACGAGGGTTATGCGATTTTGTCTAAGGATTGGATGAACGCGCTCGATAATTCCCCGCCGGGGTTCGATTTTGCCGCCCTGGAAACCGACATGAACTCGCTGCGGGTATCGCCGTGAAATGGCTACTCGCCTTTGCTCTGGGCTTTGCCCTAGCCGGGTCTGTTCAGGCAATCAAAAAGGCATTTGGCGCCGGCCCCGACGCCTTCGTGCAAATGCTCGAGCGCAGGGAGGGCGTGTTCCCCGGCCAAACCAAGGTGCTGCCCGACTGCAACTGTACCGTGCGCTACCTTGGCACCGTCAGGCACGGTCGCGTATACTCAGTCCAAATTGAGAAGCTGGATTGAGGAAACGCGGGGCATAAATGCCAAAGCCAAACCAAACACCAGACGAGTCGATGGTGGGCCGATCCGGCATCCCGGTTGATTACGCCGGGGCGCCTACGGTTGACCCCACTAAGAACGTCCTCGATCTGGTCCGCGCTGAAAGCAAATATCAGGATGCAATGCGCGATGCCCTCAACGATTATCAGAATGGAATGCGCGAGTCGCAAAAGGAATTCCAAAACTTTGCTCGCGATACACAAGCGACCTTCCAAAATCAGATGCGTGACGCTGAAACGCGCAGGCTAGACGAACTCGCGACGACCTCTAGGATTTTTCAAGACACGATCCGCAATATGCTCGCCGAGTCAGTGCGAACGACCTCAGACCTCGTGAGCAACCAGCTTGTCCAGATTCAAGCCACATTCAACGAGCGCGTTAGTAAGCTAGAGGCGGGAGCGTTCATGGCGGCCGGGAAAAGCAGCGTTGCCGACCCCGCGCTCGCGGATGCTATGACGCGGATAACCAACGGCATCGCGGCGCTAGGCGCGTCAACAACAGAAACCCTAATGAAAATGCAGACCAGCAACGCGGAGGCGTGGCAAAAGCTATCGGCAAACATTGCTACCGTCGGTACAAAGGAATTGCAGACTAAAAGCGAACGCATGGGCCAGGGCCAGGTGATCGCTTGGATCATCGGCGCCGCGATGCTGATGGCCGCAATCGCAACCCCGCTTATTGCTTTCTTGGCACTAAGGCCGCCGCATCCATGAGCGTTCTGGTGGTCCTTCTCTTGTGGTCTATCCTCGTTCTTCTTTTGCTGCTGTTCCTGCTCTACAGGCCGCACTGATCTTGGGTTTGTCACAGAAAACTATTATATACGCCTATGGCGTGGTTTTGGCCGGATCGGCTCGATCAGGTACTCGCGACACAGCAGCAAATCCTGCGGCTGTTGCAACAGATCATCACAAAGGAGAATCAAATGGCAGTTAACCTTGCTGCGATCACCGCAGAAGTTGCCAATAACACCAGCGTAAGCCAAAGCGTCGTAACCCTTGTTCAAAACCTCGCGGCTCAGATCGCCGCGATCCCGCCGTCAAACGACCCGGTAACGCAAGCGGCGCTCGACCAGCTTACCCAAACCCTGACAACGAACGATGGCGCAATCGCCTCGGCCGTTACGGCGAATACGCCGGCCGCGCCGGCGCCGGCACCGGCGTCAGCCAGGAGCAAGTAACTTGCCCATAGTTGCCTAAATTCTGCCATCCGTGCATGTAGATTACGGACAGGGCTGCATTTACGCGGCCCTTTTCGCACGGAGGGTTCAATGAGAGTTGCAATTATTCTGGCCACACTGGCGCTCGGCATAACGTCAGCACAGGCAAAATCTCATCACCGCCACCATTATCGGCACTACGCCCATCATCACCACCACTCTCGACACTACGCATCGTACCACGACGGTCGGCCGTCCGCTTGGTGCGGCTGGTGGCTCAAGAATGCGCTTCACGTCGTTAACTCGAGCCTAAACCTCAATCTGGCGCGCGAGTGGAGGCTTTGGGGCCGCCCGGCATCCGGTCCGGCGCCTGGCGTGATTGGCGTAGAACCGCACCATGTTTTCAAGGTTATCGCCGTTGTCGGCCGCGGCCGTGTGCTTGCCATCTCCGGTAACGACGGTCACGCCGTCCGTACTAGGGTACGCTCAACGCGCGGGGTAATTGCGTGGAGGGAAGGCTAATCCGGCGGTCTGATCCACATCGAGGGAGGGTCAGGTGGCTCCTGATTATCCCACCAGCAAACGAGAAACGCGGCGGTCGCAATGACCGCCGCGCCTATTTCGAGCCACGTCAGCAAGTGACCCCGATGTTTGATGGATCGCATTTGCGCGTCCCGGTGCCGCTCACAGTCGACGGACCTGGGCCGCTGGTGCCAATGCCGATCGGACAGTTCGCGATAATGCTCGATCCGGTAATCTCCACGGCAGACAACGCCAGCCACCGGCAATTCTGAGACAGGATCGGTGCGCCAATGACGCCGCCGATGATCTTGGTCATGCTCCGCGCCGGGCCCACGTCGTTGATGTAAATCGAATTTAAGTACGGTCCGCTAAAATCGGTCTCATCAAAGCCATTCTCGAAGCACGTCGAGTTTGGCGTGATGGCGACATAGACGCCGTAGGCTACAGGATTGCCGTTGTCGATCTTGTCGCGGATATACCAATTGCCAGAGGTGGTTAAGAGGCCGCCGCCAGTGGTCCCGACTCCGGCGAGATTGGAATTGAATACGGTGCCGTCGCAGCCGTTGTTCTGCAACGCAAACCGGCCGCCGACGATATTGACGCTATCGAAATGAGTAACCGCGTTGGGGCCTACGACGACGCAATCATTGGCAGCAAAGGCCGATTGGCTACATACCACTGAGATATTCGCTATCTTCTCGTACTCGTTGCCGTTACCGGAGGGCTTAGGGTTGGCATTGAGCGCGGTAAAATCGCCGCTTGTTGTGATCTGCGCGCACGCCTCGTTCGCGGCATCAACCGTTGTGGCTGTATATTGCTGCAAAGTCATCGACGTGCCGTAGTTGCCGCAGGGGAACCACAGCCGGCCGCCGCCGTTGTCGCGCATCCAATTAAACTGGCATGTGATCGCGGGACTATCGTCGGTGCCGCTGCCGGCGGCGGCGGGGCAACCGTGGTCCCCGGATTTGACGTTGGTGCCCCCAGCAAGGGCGGGAGCCGCGGCAAGGCATAGCAAGATTGCGAAGCGGTTCATTTCTTCAATTCTCTCACGCGCTCGTTTTTAATATCCATCGCGTCGTCCAAGTTCTCGAAGGTCACGCCGCAGCGGTCGCGAAGATTGCGATCGGCGCGCCAAGCCTCTTCGAGGGCATCGACGGTAGTGACGAAAGCGAGCCACTTTCTCAGATAGGCGTGATACTCGGCCGCGTTCCGCGGATTGAAAGCTTCCGGCTCGGTCATGGTTGAACTTGAGCTAATGACGGTACTTCCCGCGCCGCCACCACTTGCGGCCGGTGCCGGCGCGTTCACAGAGACATTCGTTACTTTTCCATGCTCAATGGTCGCCGTCGCATTGCCCGACGCTACCGTAATCTTGTCACTTTCCGGATATAGCGCCGGCGCCTCACCGGCATGTTTCTTAGTCTTTGGCCGACCGCGAACCTTTTTCGGCTTAACCTCGCCGGTTTGCTGATCGACCGTTTCCTCGTCACCCAACGGGTTCGCCACCTTGTCGAACGCTCCCGCCGTCATACGGCGCGGGTCGGTTAATTCCTCCACCGTCACGCTGCCGTCCCGCAGCGCGCCGTACATGCCGCGCAACACCGGCAGATGTTCCAAGGTCAGGTCAGGCTCGCCTTTCAGCCCCAGAAGCGCGTAAATCTGGTCGGGCTTGATGCCGAATTGCGCGAAGGCTTTAATTGCTTTCCCTTTCCGCTCGGCAAAGGTTTCCTCGGTACCGCGGACAATTTGCAATGCCTTCTCATAGATCGGGAACCAAATAGCCCTCGGCACGGCGTTGAGGATCGCATTGCGCCGGGCGATCGAGGCCGCGGCCATGCCCGTAACCATAATCATGTCGTCGGAGAAGATTCGGCCGTACTTATCGACGATGCGCCGCTGTACCGGCAGCACTGTCTTGCGGTTGGTTTCGAGATCATGGAAGCCGCCCTCGGCTATCACAACCTTTTCATGGCGGTCGATGTGAACGATGCGAGCGCCGTCAGAGCAATTGCCCCAACACGACGCGATGATATTGGCGAAGCCGATGCTGGCACCGATGATCGGTTTGCCGCCACGCGGCAGGCTGTAAATGCAATTCTCGGCCGCCTGTTCGTTGTAGCAGGCCAAGGTCTCGATTTTCTTAATGACCGTATCGAGTACCCGCGGATAGCGATGGGCTGTGGCAATCGCCTCGTCTATCTCCGCACGCGCCAAATCGACGGCGAGGCTTTGCTCGCCGAGCACTGTTGCCGGCAAATTAACAGCCTCCAGCTTGTGTTCATTTTGCATTTTCATCTGCTCATTTCCATTGCCAGTCATCGATTGCTCCTTTCTTCGTCATATCTTTCCCTACCTCACCACGCCTTACCGGACCATGCCGGACCAAGCCACGCCCGACCCTGCCTAGCCGAGGCTTTCCCTACCTTGCCACACCATGCCAAGCCCAACCTGACCTTACCGGACCAGACCCCGCACTACCTTGCCGTGCCTGACCGTGCCGCGCCCTGCCACGCCATGCCTTGCCCCGCCCTGCCGCACCGGGCCTCAATCTCTCATGCGGTCCCACCGAACAACGCGAAATGTCCCGAAGGGTCCGCGCCGTTGCGGCCGAAAATCCCCAATTCCCTGCTGTTCACCGGCCTCAGTTAATAGTTGATGCACAAATTCCTCCGGTAGTAACTTATCGTTTATCGTCAGAGTGAATTGCGCAGACCAGACGTCAAATCGCGGGCGATGCCTCATTATTCTGCCCTTTGTCGCCGGGATTGACACCGGCCTACTATCAACTTCGAAATCTGCCGCCAAGGTTTTGCCGTCGCCGTTCCGAACCGGAATATCGATCTCTTTGACCCTAACCGCAGCCGGCACGACATATTTGGCGGACTTCCGCGAGCCGCGTAATTTGTGTGCACCGCCCGCTTCTGTGATTGAGCTGGCGATCCAAGTACCGGGGAAATAAAAACCGTTTCCGTTTCTATAAACCACCTTCTCCGCTTGCTCCCGCGGTGTTCCACGATTTTGAATGATCGTCCGCGTGGTCGTATCGACTTCTGATCCTTCCTCAAACCGATGTTGCAGCATCGGCGTAATACCAACAATTGCGCAATCAATCGTAATCATAGTGTCCTCCTTCTCTGTTACCTGACCTCACCTCGCCATACCCAACCTCGCCTTGCCATGCCTCACCAAGCCTCACCTCGCCGGGCCTCGCCTCAATTACGACCCCACCATGCCGGCATTTCCGCCAAATCCAATTCTTCTGGGGGGTCCAAGATCAGCCACATCTCGTTGGGGCCGAATTTGTCCATGAATGCGCGATAATTATCCGCCGCCTGATCGAGTGCGCGGCGCGCAACCTCGAGGATCGGGTTTGCAGGACTCAGGATGCGCGACCACGTGACCGGTGCGCCCTCGCTCTGGAAAAACACCCATTGCCAGCCGAATTCTTTAGCCGCGGCGCATTTCTTTAAGAAAGCGAAAAGATCGATCGCGTTCGGAGGATTAAACCGCCCTTCGGCCATGAATTGCGGAATCATCGCCCGCGCCTCCATGTAGTGCGCCGCCTGTATTTCCATCCGACGTTGGGCAATGGCAATCCGGCAGGCGGCCGGGAAAGCGAGTTCTCTGGTGTTGGCGATGCTTTTGAGATCGCCGATACCGCGCGGTTTAAGATAGTCGAGCCGCGCCTTGCGCCGCAGCCCGTCACGGGTCCAAAAGATCGAGATCTCGGGAAGCCCGCCGGTGAAGGCAGGCGCGAGCTTGGGGTTCTTGCTAATCATGGCCGACGCGATTACGACGCGATCATAAGTCTCGGAGGGCAGTACCTCTTTCCCCATCTTTTCAGCTTCGGCATTGATCCGCTTGGTCTCTGCCGCCTTCTCAGACGACGGTGCGCCTTCCATCCAATCGCGCCCCCGCATATACCGCGCACTAAATGCCGCCTCGCCCTCCAGCACCATTTTGTGCATCGCCCGCCCGCGGAGCGTGGCTGGCGTGTCCCTGTCCTTCGGCCGCTGCGGGTTCATCGGGCTTTCCCACCAGAACGTAGCTGCGTTATCGACCAGCTTCCTCATGTCGGAACTACCCAAGGCGCTGTCAGCCCGATAAATCTCTTCGTCTAAATCCAGGTAAATGCCGTCCACGAGCGGCTCGACGTTGCCACCCATAGACGTGCCCGTAACCGCCGCCACTTCTTTCATTACATCTCCTATGTCTCCAGGTGATCTACCGTAGGGCGGCGGATAAGGGCCCGGCTCACCCATTAAATCACGGAACGCTTTGTTCAACCGCTCTTGGTCAATGGTCATGCCGTGGCCGCCTTTACCGCCCACATGGCGGCATCTTCGTAAGCGTCCTGCGCTAAATCGATTATGTGGAGTTTCACACTTGTCGCACCCCCTCTCATTCCCTCGCACAAATCGATCAATTCAGCCGATTTCTGCTTAATCTGGCTCACGAGTGAATTGTCAGACGGATTGAATTTAACGCGAACGCGGTCCTCGCCGATGGTCATGTCCTGCTCCTAGAATGATTGCCTATAATTATTCTTACGCCTCGCAATATTATTTGACAAGCGCCTATCTGGAAATTATAGGCAAAGTGTTGACACCCTCTTTCCGGACCTATTTTGTGGCGTGCCCAAAGAAAAGGAGGGGGTGCAGATGCAGAATGTTTGGCTCGAAAGCCAGATTGAAACCATGAAACAAATGTTCAAAGATGGGTTTTCTCACGCACAAATTGGCCGATCGGTCGGCCGATCCCGCAATGCGGTTATCGGCAAAGTACACCGCATGGGGCTGCACATCGAGGGCCAAGAGCAGGGATACCGGCCGAAACCCCAGGGCGGCCGCGTCAGTTCCAAGTCCGCGATCAAACGACCGCGCAGCAAAGGGCGGCCGCAAGTCGGACGTTGCGAGCCGCTTCCTGAGACCCCTACCGCCCCGGATTCCAAATTCATCTCGCTCATCGAGCTTAGCCGGGGAACGTGCCATTTCCCGTATGGCGACCCGCAGGAGCCCGATTTTAGCTATTGTGGTGCGCCGGTCTGGGGTAAATCATCGTACTGCGCTTCTCACGCGCGGCTTTGTTACACCACGGCGGCCGAGCGCCGGGCCGAGCGGGCGCAATACCAGGAGGAACCGACATGGGACGCAAGCCGAAAACTGATCCGCAAGCGCCGGGCGCGGACGCCGAGAGGCCGGGCGCAGGGCACAACCAGCTCTCCGACGACGACCTCCGAGAGTTAGCTTTCCAGCACAAGCAGCGATACATCACGGCGTTAGCGCGGAAAAAGACCGCCGATGCGGATTTTAAGAACACCTGCAAGGCTGCGATGGCTGAAATGGGCCGGAGCGGCGTCGCCATCATTAAACACATGATCGCGTTGGACGACCCGGAGGGCGAGGCAGAGGTGCGTGCGGAGTTGATGCAGTACGCCAGTGCGTTGCGGTGGGCCAGCGTGCCGTTAGGGACACAGATCGAGTTTGCCCTGACCGAGCCAGATGAGACGCCATCCGTCGATCGCGCCTTTGACGAGGGTAAGCAGACCAGCATGGCCAATAGGCCAGCTAAACCTCCGTATAACCCCGAGAGTCCGCAATATAGGGCGTTCATGGACGGATACTCGGATCATCAGGCTACACTGGCCCAGCGCCTTGGGCATGGGAACGGCGACCAGCCGCGACCGGAATAAGGACACACCATGCTTCCCGCGCCGCAAATGGTGATGCTAGAGCCGTACTGAGCGGGATAGGGAGCGGCAAATGATAATCCTCGACGTGCAACCTGTCGGCCACAGTCAATTTACCGGCTCGGTCAATGGCGAGGCTCTTGTCGGTCCTACGCCAACTCCCTTCTTTGACGCCGCAAGACGCCTAATGGCGCGGGGTGAGCCCGCCGATGAGACTTTAGTGATGCGGCATCCCACAGGCACCCTCTCAATTAAAGCTGCCCTTGGCGATGCGGCGCGGCTTGGCGTGCGGGAAGGCAACGGACAATTACGGATTGTCGCGTGGGAACCGTACAATGTTCATCGCGGCATTTGACCTCGCTACCGCGACCGGCGTGTGCCACGGCACTGTCGGCGGAGTGCCGCATGTATGGACGTGGTTTTTAAGCGATAGCGAAGGCGGCCGTCCGGTCAAGCTGGCCTACCTGCGCCGCCTACTCGACAAGTATTTCGAGTCCACCATAATTGACGCGGTTTATTACGAGGCGCCGATGCCGCTGCGGGCGATGATGGAACGCGGCGCCAGCGAAGATGTGATTGCACTGCTGCGCGGTTCCATTGGGGTGCTCGAGAGTTGCGCCGCCCATGCTGGTATCCAGACGATTGAGGCGGTGTCGGTGCAGCGCGCTCGGACCGCGCTGATCGGCCGGCAAACCCGATCCAAGATTAAGGGTGCGGGCAAGGAAGCGGTGCAAAGGGTTGCGAAAATGATGGGCGTTGCGGTTACGGACGACCACCAAGCCGACGCTTATGCGTGCTGGTTTTACGCCTGCGCCAAGAACAACCCGCGACTAGCCCATATTTCGACGCCATTATTCGCGCGGCAAACTTAGTTCCTTACCTTACCGTGCCACACCTCGCCACGCCCCGCCATGCCATACCCGACCGCGCCGTACCCTACCATGCCACGCCTTTTGGATAAGTCAGCCGCCGAAGGAAAGTTGCGCTACAATCCGCAGCGCTATTTGCAGGGAGGACATGATGGACGAAGGTGAGGCTTTAGACGAGGCGCGGGACATGATGAACGATCTCCGCGGCATTGTCGAACTAGCCCGGCAAGTCCGCGAGGCGCAGAAAAAGTATTTCAAGACACGCGACCGGAACGATCTGGTGGCCTCAAAGCAGATCGAGCGCCGGTTGGACGATGCGCTGTCAGGGCAACGATAGTTGCGCCGCCGCATACTCACCCCGCGCGGTCTCGATCTCGCGGTCCTCTTCCGCTTCCAGCACCCAATCCCGTATTAGCCAGATACAGCGCCAGCACGCGCAGCCGACGCCGTGGGGGAAGTACCGGCGCGGTGCGGTTAGCTTCATAGCGAACCCCAATCCTCCGGCGACATAAGCGGCGACCCGGCCTCCGGCATTACGGTACGCGGCTTTTTCGGCATCCGGCGCGCATAAGCCACATTCTGCCGTCTGATCCAAGCGCGCAGCTCTCCGCTCGGCGGTGATGGCGGTTCCTTACCCTCGCCATTAGGCCAGCGTTTGAATAGCTCCTTGAATTTCATCGACGCCCAACCCGGCTTGTAGCCTTTGATCTCGGCGTGTCTTTTGAGGCCGGCAAATGTCTGGTGCCGGGCGAGTTCAGGGTCAATCCCCTCACGATCACCGCCGATGACCAAGCCGGGAAGCTTAGTGCGGCGGATCAAGCGGGGATGGCGGCACCCACATTTTCCACAGATAAATTGTTTCTTCGGGATCGGGCTCATTTCCCGCTGGTAGCCACATGAAATGCAGATCAGTAAACCCATCAGCGCTCCACGACTTGGCCGCTGATTTTCTTTTTGAGCCGGCTATTGCGTCCGAAGGGGAGGGGGCGCTTGGAGGTTAGCGCCTTAATTTGCCGGTCGCGTATGCGCTTCACCTTGGCGATGGCGCCTTGGTCGCGCGCTGTCTTGGCGCGGTTACACTCAAAACAAATTACCGCGCAATTATGTAAGTCATTGCGTCCACTAATGAAATCAGGGTCAATATGGTCGTAGATGAAGCGGCCTAGGTCTATGGGCGCGGTGCATCGGGTATAGCCGCCATCGGTCCAAATATAGCCCTCACAGCGCCCGTTAGCCCGTTCCCACGCCTGGCGCCTGACCTTCCGGCTAAACTCGTGGCGCATTTAGCGCACCCATGAAATTTGAATGAGACGCTCAATTTTGCCGCTCATCGGCCGACGCATCCAAACGATCTCCACCGGACCAATATGCCAACACCACCGATCGCGCTTAAAAGAGGTCACTTGCATTTTTTCTCCTTCCATTGGTAGGCGGCGGCCGGTTCCTGCCCTCCGGGCATATGAGAGGGAACCTCCAAGCAGCGTTTCCGGGTAGTTTGAAGTAAGAGGTGGGCGAGGAACGGTGGCTACCTTTGCTCCGTGCTTCGGCCTTGGCTCATAGTTAGCGGCTAGTCTCCATAGGGGTTTGACGCGCAAAATAATCGCGCGTCTTGAAACCGTTGCGGGGTTGGGGTATTTAAGGGAAAGAATTCCATGGCCGGTCAGGACGGTTGTGGTTTAGCCCTTCGGGGCTTTGAGGCTCGGTCTCGTCAACCGAGCCTCATCATTTATGCTCCAATCAAAACGAAATGCAAGCGACTAGTTGTTGATTGCCCGTTCTTCATCCATACTAATACTTGATTGAAGGAACGCGCTGATGTAGTAACGGCAGCTATGGGAAAGCGCGGTCCAGAAGTTTCGATGAAGTGTCCCGTTTGTAGCGGGCGTCTTGATATTAAAGATAGTCGGCCGACAGTTGTTGAAGGCTTGGCCACTGTTAGGCGGCGCCGTCATTGTCGGGAGTGTAAAGGAAGGCTAACGACATACGAAATTGTCGATGGACGGGAGCTATTTTTGCAGGTGCTTTCGATGGCTGGCGAAGTGGCGCAGTTAAATTCAATGATGCAAGCGATGGTTCGGTACGTGCAGGCGGCAGGCAAGAGGTAGTGAGGATGGACAATGCCGGAATTCAACAGCGTCAGGTTGATCGCAAGCAAAGAGGGATTCCAGGTCATAGACTCTAGCGGCAAAAAACTAGCTGCCGCGGCGATCGACTGCTTCATTCGGCCAGGAGCTCCGCCGATGATTATGCTGGCGCTGGCCGGCGGCCAGATTGATATTGCCGAGGCCAAGGCGCTGTTCGCGATCGTCGATCCTACGACCGGCAAGCCGCGGGTGGTTCGCAAGATAGTATGGGCGGACGGCGGCGCGGATATGGAGTTCCCGGTCCCAGAAAAGGGCGACGGTTCCCAAGAGGCGCGGATTAAGCAAGATATTCTTGCGCGGTCTGCTAATCAGCCGCCGCCCGCGCCTAGTCCATAGTTAGCGAGTCGGCCTAGCGGCTCTCCGGTTCTTCCCTCGTGGCCGCGATCGAGAGTTAGGCTGGAAGTGGTGGCGGCCAGGGCGGCAATCCTGGCCGCTGCCCAAAGTCAGCTAATCTTCGGGCCGCTTCCTGACAGAATAGTGGAAGTCTGCGATTACCGCGTGCACGCGGATATTTTTGCGGTGGCTCTCATTGAGCCGCGCGCATTCCCGATCGGCCTCGCGCCTGGTCGGATAGAGGACAACGCGGCCCTTAGCTTTGAGCCAGTCCTGTCGGTCGCCGCTAGGGCCGGAGACTTCGCACCAAATCGCAAACCGCATTTTAGTGCCACCCGATGGGCGGGATTAGATACCACAACAAAGCGTAGTATGTGCCCCAATAAAAGCAGGCAAGGAGCAGAACTAGGAGCACCGCTACGGGAAAGCGCCACCACATTCCTTCGTTCATGCTATCACGCAACGCGGCCGCCGACATGGCTCGCGGTCTGATTTGCGGTTAGGATCGGGCAAGGTCATGTCCGGCATGATAAGCCCGTCCGCTGGCGCCCAACGTTCGGCAAACGTAGGGACCGGCGCTTGCGGCGCCGGCCAGAGGGTAAGCCCGAGGGCTATTCCAGCCGCTAATGCGGCGGCTGCAATGAGGGGTTTGGCGGTCACAATCATAACCATCGTTGCTTGAGAGCGTAGCCCGCTCCGGCAAACCATTCATTGCTCGGCGTGGTCCAATCCGGCTTTTCTTTTTTGCCGCCTTGGTGCCAGTAGAATTTGTCAGCTTCGTAGATCGCCTTGCGTAAAGCGTTCGCGGCCTTGCCCTTCCCGTTCTTTGCCTCTTCGCCGAAAAGTGCATACCCAAGGCTGTGAACGACATGGAAACCCATGTCCATTCCGCAGCCCCCGACTCGCATTCCATCGCCGCGTCGTGCGCGCGGGTAGCCAAGTAGCACCGACACAGCCCAATTAGGGTGTAGTGCCTCGCCATCGCGCAAAATAACCACGCGAATGTCGCGCGACATGCCGGACCTAGAAACATTATCGACAATCGTATGGACTGTATCGCCTGGTTTCAGCCATTTCCGCAGATTGGCAAAAGCTTGTTCGCGGTCCGCTTTGCTGTACTTGCTCATTTTCATTCCCCTTGTGTTGCGCTCGGCAGAGCGCCGGCATGATTGCCGTTCTAGCCAATGTCTGACCCGCGCGCGCGGCATTGGCTAGGGCTGCAATCCTTAGCGGCTCGAGTGTCGCAGCGGAGTTACCTTTGCACTTTCCCGCTCAATGCGCCGCTCAACGCGGGCAATGCGGGCTAGGTGTTCCAGGCGATCACGGAGCCTGGATTGGTACCGCGCCAGTCTTATCGCCCGGTCCAATCGCGCCAGCTCCGCGTCATTGTAGAAACTATGAGGCATTTTAGGCTCCCTTGTGTTGTGGGCACGGCAATGCCCGGTTGCAGATTAGATTTTGTGTGCGGAATAGTAATAATCGGCCGTCCGGTATGGGGAGGCATTCCGATTTGTGGTTAGTTCCTTTGCTAACTTTTCGGCCTCTTGCAAAGACTCAAAGATTTGCCTTTTGCCGTTCCGTTTTAGCCATGCCTCGCGATGGCCAGTAACGCCCCCTGACACTTGGCACCATATTGCAAACATTGTCATTCCCCTTGTGTTGCGGCCGGCAAGCCGCGTTTCAAACCGGATCATTCCGGTTCGATTGGTGATAATTAAACTCAGCGTCCAATAGGGCGCCACGGAACCCAAGCCCATAGAGCACGGCGCGGAACACGACCGGGCTGATTTGAGTCGCGCGATATTGCGCCACAGCTACACCTAGCCTCCAATCCCATAGCGCGGCCGCGTCGGGATCGATCTTGCTGCGCAGATAGGCGTCATAGTCAGGCATCGTTTCGCCCTCCATTAGAGAGGCGCGGTCGATTAAGACCGCGCCATGATGTTAACCTTGCAGTTTAGGCGCAATCCAGCAGTCGAACGTTTGCTGTGCCGCTGCGAGTTCATCGGCTGTGAAGCGGTCACGGAAGGTAAGGGCGACCATGCACCAATCGCAGTCCTCTTCGAACCATCCTTCTAACCCTTGCTGATTAAAGCTTGCTCGTTTCCAAGCGTATGGAATGTCGGCAAGGATTTTGCGGCTTACCTTAAAACCGCCGTGCGACGGCGTGCTTACGAAATGGATATAACCGTCTGAGCCGCGTGGCTCGGAACTATCGGCATATCCCCAAGGGGTAGATTGTGACATTTAATCCTCTCGTGTTTGAGCCGCGCGGCAACGCGGCATCACGTTATGAATAAACAACAAGGAAACAAAAGGCAATAGATTATTTTAAGCCCCGCAAAAGAAACCTGTGGATAAGTCGGGACGGAAAGAGAACGCGGCCCAATGCCCCAAACCCTCACTTTGTTCTCATAGGGTTCGCTCCATTGTCGCCCAACCTTGATTTTTACCGCGCTCTCCCCCACACAATACACTTGCAAACACCATAGAGGAGCGGTCTCGGCGCCGGCGCTGCGAGCGCCGCGCCGCGCGCGTAATAAATACAATGGCGCTGGAAATCAGACGGCAAGAGATTTTCGCGTTTAACGTCGCTCACGGCAAAACACTGTCCGAAGCTTATGTAATTGCCGGATACGCAAAAAGCGCAGCAAACGCCTGCAATCTCGCTAAACGACCGGAAGTCGCCGCACGAATACAGGAAATCAGTGTCGAAATCGCAGAGGCAGCAAAAAGCCGGTCTATGGTCACAGCTGACCGTGTTTTGAGCGAATTGGCGCGCATCGGCTTTGCTGATGTGACGCAAGCCGTGCAGGTTAGGCGCGGACGCGTAAAGATCAAGGATACCGATGACTTAGCGCCAGACCTCCGCGCCGCGCTGTCTGAGATCAGGCAGGGGCGCGAGGGGACAACGGTAAAGTTCCATGATAAGGTTAGAGCGTTGGAATCATTGAGCAAACACTTAGGACTGACGCGCGAAAACATTGACTTGAACGTGACCATTAGCCTGGTCGATCTAGTCAACGGCAGCTATGCCATCGAGCGGGGCGAGGTCCAGGCGCCGACCATTGAGCACCGGGCGGACGATGTTCCCCATGCGATCCCCAGCGATGAGCAGGCTACGTCTGACCCCAACAAGATCAACGACTTAGACCGCTAGACCATCAGTCTATCAAACTGATGCAAGGCCGCGAAACGCCCCCACGCGCCGGCCACAGACCGAGTTCGGGGGGCGGGGTGCCGGCTCGCTGCCACGACCACCCTCTAAGCCCACATTCTGCTGAAAATTTTCTAGTTACTTTGGCCTTTTTGGTATTAAGTCTTAACTTGACACTAAGACTTAACAGCATTAGGACTTAACATCATGCAGAAACCGGAGTGCAGGCTATGCCATCATCGACACTGGCCGAGCGAAGACCATGTTTGGGGCGACGCCCGGAGTTCATTGCCGGCTGGTGGGTCTGCCGTAAGTGCTCCGGCGAAGCCTTTAAAATCAATATCTGTGACGACGGGAGCGCGGTCATCATCTGCGCCAACGGCGAGTGCGGGCAGTTCTGGACCGCACGGACCATCGCGGTTCGACCGTAAGGCTTATCAGCGGGAATACATGCGCGAGTATATGCGGAAGCGAAGGGAGAAGAGCAAATGATGAAGAAGTTACCAGCCGAGGCGATATTGGGAGAACGAGCCACATCAGTACCGCAGCGTGGAGAAACCCTCCCGCTCCGATGTGCGCGGTGCCGAAAGGATAGCTTCTGGTTCTGCTACGACGCAGGAGATCCCTGCGCCCGCCTCGTCTGCCAAGAATGCGGAGCGATCCAAATCGTCTGGATCGACCGCACGGGCATACCAACGCGAGAATGTGTGGAAACGGATAGCGGTGTCGAAAGACGGACGCGGTTAGCGCGGGAGCGGATGCGCCGCTGGCGAGCGCGGCAATTATGGCAGGCCGCCAATCCGGACGCGGTACAGGAGAAGGGTGAATGATCGGAAGTCCGAGCAAAGTGAAGCCGAGTGCGCGGTTAAAAAGGTTGCGGTGGAGGTGGCCGAAGTTGGAGAGTGGGGTTTTTGGTCGTTCGCCTGCGGCTGACGCATTGCGGGCGATAAAGGACTTGCCTGACCCAAAAGCGTTTGTGACCGTGCGGACTAAGGTTCCGGATGATGCTTGGCGCGATTTGTACGGGCGCTCTCCTGCAATGGAGGCATTACCGCATCTGAGGGCGTGGAATGATTTGCCGGTGGCGGAGCGGGTAAAAGCTTCGTCGGCGCTTATGCGCGAGGAGTTGCAATGTCCGGAATGCGAGCGGCGTAAGCGGTTGGCGCGGGAGCGGGCGCGGCGGTTTAGGGCGAAGCGGCAAGAGAAGCGGTGGCAGGACGAGCTTGATGCGGATGTAGCGGCTGCGCTGCGTGGTAGGACAGATAGAGTAGTCCGAGTTAAAGCGCCCCGACGGCCAAAGCGTAAGGGGGGAAAATAACCATGCTCTACGATGGCCGCTTTGAACCGCTCACTAATGAGCAGAAGGAATAGGGGATGACATGAGCTTTGAGGAAGACGCCGTTCGCGACCTTAGAAAATTAAAAGCCGAAATCTCCAGATTGCGTCTGAGCTATCGGGAAATGTGCGACTGCGCGGAAGAATGGGAAACCACAGCCGAGCGATTGCAGGCGGCGCTTGAGGAAGTCGCCCGCATAGCAGAGAACGGTCATGGTGCGGTAGGCGCTTCTATTGCCTCTGACATTCGCAAACTTAGCGAGGGGTGACATGAACGACACATCAAAGATCACGGTCTGCCTACAGTGCCATCGTGCATGGGAAGGAACCGAATTTGCGTTCAAGTGCGGCGGTAATCTTTGCCACTTCGAGGTCCGCGCAAAAGCCCGCAAGACGCTCGCTAATGAGCAGAAGGATTAAAATGCGCTGGCTAATCGGACCGACTGCTCTTGTCGCTATATGGTCTTTCTATTTGTGGCACACGCACCAACTGTTGCTAGGAGATTAGGGGATGACATCTAATTGGAAAACACAAGTTAAGGCTGCGAACTATGACAGACTGCAAGCCGATAACGCAAAGCTGCGCACGGCGCTTGAGAAATTGCTAAAAGATCACGAGGGCTTTTTCGGCAAGGAGTCCATATCCGAATGGAAGGGCGTTATTGCAGCCCGCAAGGCGCTCGCCGAGCAGCAGAAGGAATAAGGCGTGCCCCTCACCATGACCAAGCTGACTGATTTGATGGGCCGCGACGTCTATATCGTCGATGCCTGGATCACACGCATCGGCGACATCCCGAGCAACGAATCCGCATTAACCGCTAAATGCAAGGTTTGGATGAGCGACGGCTTCCTGTATGTTCGGGAGACCAAGGAAGAGGTCGTCCAGAAATTGCGCGCGCCAAACTTCTAGGGAACCTAGGCCACGACACGGGACCACGATATCAGCATGGGGCGGGATAGGGTGAATAATGTGCGCGATGCCGTGGTGCATTTCTTTGAGAAAGCCGGAATACCGCGCTCCGATGCGTTTATGCTGATGCAGGCGATCGAGCGGTTCATCGACGCCAAGATACAGGAGCCGAAATAGTGGCTGACGCCGCTGAGTGTGACCATGATTGGCACGAAAACTCACTCCGCGTGTCTTCGCTTGCCGACGGCTACTATTCTAAAATGAAATACAGACATTGCCAAAAATGTGGCAGGGTGGAGTGGCTGGCCTTACCGGTAAATGACTGGGGTGTGTTCCGGGCCGATCAAGATGCCTGACGTCGCCGAACTAAGGGCCATGGACAACGTGCGGCGCTGGCGGCAGTCGCCCGCAACCATGGTGCGCGAGTTGTTCCACGCCAATCCCGACCCTTGGCAAGAGGAAGCTCTCGAATGCTACGCAAAAGTACCCCGATTAGCCATGAAAGCCTGCAAAGGGCCTGGAAAGACATGCGTGCTGGCTTGGATCGCCTGGAACTTCTTGCTGACGCGGCCGCAGCCAAAAGTGTTGGCAACATCAATTTCGGGGGACAACTTAGCGGACGGATTGTGGACGGAGATGGACTTGTGGCGTGGGAAGTGTCCATTAATACAAAAGCATTTCGAGTGGACGAAAACTAGGATTTATCACCGTGGCAAATTCGAGACGACGTGGTGGATGGCGGCTCGGCAATGGAGCCAGAGTGCAGATAAGAGCCAGCAGGCAAACACCCTTGCCGGACGGCACGCAGATTACATTCTATTCCTGCTCGACGAAAGCGGTGGAATACCTGACGCTGTTATGGTCACGGCGGAGGCGGCGCTTTCTTCGTGCGTCGAGGGTCATATTGTCCAAGCGGGAAACCCCACCCACCTGACCGGCCCGCTCTATCGCGCCTGCTCGCTCGAGCGCGCGCAGTGGAAGGTCATCGAGATCACCGGCGACCCGGACGATCCGAAACGTTCCAGCCGCATATCCAAAGCCTGGGCCAAGCAGATGATCGAGCTGTGGGGGCGCGAACACCCCTACGTCATGGTCAACGTGCTCGGCAAGTTCCCGCCGTCCTCGTTCAACGCCCTGATCGGACCAGACGAATGCCGCGAGGCACAACGCCGCTTCTATCGCGATTTCGAACTCGGCAACGCGCCCAAGGTGCTCGGCGTCGACGTTGCCCTGTTCGGCGACGACCAGAGCGTGATCGCCTACCGCCAGGGCTTGCAAATGTTCCCTTTCAAAAAGTACCGCAACCTCCAACCATCAATGGGAGCGTCCATTGTCTCTCGCGAGTGGCAAGATTTTAACGCGCAAACCGCCTTTGTGGATGCGACTGGCGGAGCCGGAGCCGGATGGGTCGACGGACTACTGTTATTGGGACGGGCGCCTGTTGGCGTTCAATTCTCGGGGCAGGCTCACGAAAATCAACGATATGCCAATAAAAGAGCTGAAATGTATTTCGAGGCGGTCGAGTGGATCAAGCGTGGTGGTGCGCTTCCCCCGGACGACAGGCTGATCGAGCAATTGACCGCTACCACCTACACCTACGAAAAACGCGGCGACCGCTTCCTGATCGAGCCAAAGGATATGGTGAAGAGCAAGCTGAACGGGAATAGCCCCGACGAGGCCGACGCCTTCGTGCTCACCTTTGCCGAACCGGTTATGGCGATCGACCAAAAAGGACGGCCCAGACATTCCTATGAGTACAATCCTTTCAGCGAAATGAATAAAGGGGAAGGTGTCGTCAGTCGCTTTCAATTCGAGTATGACCCGTATCGCGATACGCCCTGACCTGTTATAAGCCGAACACTAAAGGGTGTTCGCATGACACGGCCCGTCATATTTCGCTTTCTCTACGGAATGTGGGGCCCGCTCACTGACCCCGGTGCCCGCGAGTTCACCGACAAGGTAAAAGCCCTCGACGTAGGAGTACCGATCGACGTCGGCGAATCTCCCTATCGCGACTTCGACATTGCCAAGATCGCCAAGGATTTTACCGACGCACCACCCGACGCCATCCGGCTCGGCGGCGGCTCATCGCTCGGCGCCAACAATATCGCCGCGATCGGCCAGTACGCGCCCTCCGTCACGATCCACGGTATTTGGGGCTTCCAAGCATCCGACGATGGTCTGAAAGCAGTGCTCGGCTCGACTTACGAGGGCGTCGCCAAGACAGTCCTGTTCGCTCACGAGGTCTATAATCCGGTCTGGCTGCAAACAATCGGGTTCGGTCACTACGAGTGGGTGCGCGCGCCGGGCAACATGCGGACCGGGCTCCGCGCTGACAAGCGGTACGACTTTCATCCGGGCGAGACCGAAGAGATACAGGCGATGTATCTGGCGGAAATCCAGCGCGTCATAGCCAAACCAGGAGATTGATGTGGCCGCACCCGTCATTCCGAACACTGGCCCGCAGACCGTCACCGTCCTCACCGGCAACGAATTGATCTATTTCGAGTACGGCTCGCAGGACTTGCAGCGGATTAAGGCGTCGGACCTAGCTACCTATATCGCGACATTCCTTGCCGGGGCGACCGGCGCAACGGGGGCCACCGGTGCTACGGGTCCAGCCGGACCGACAGGCGCGTAAATGGTTGCGCCGATCATTCCGAATATCGGGCCGCGAACGCTCACTACGCTCACCGGTAATGAACTCGTCTATCTCGAATATGGCTCTCAGGAGCTTCGGCGCATGAAGATATCGGATTTGGCGGCTTATATTTTTAGTTGTCGAGCCGGGCCGACGGGGGCAACAGGCGCGACGGGGGCAACAGGCGCAACTGGTCCCGCCGCATATACCGTCAAGGCGACCCGCTTCGATGCAACCGGCACGGGGCCGAACGGCACCGGCGGCGACAACGGGACCATGATAGATTTGGCCTCCGACGCAGCGGTTGCAACGAGCGCGGCAACGGCAAGTTGGGCAGGCTGGATGAAGCTAGGAACTGCGCCCAAAAACGGTACCCAACTCTTCACCAGCGGCGCTATTTTTACCAATTCGGCTGGCACGTTTTATCTCTCGAGCACCACCTTCAACGTCGTCGCCAACCCGACAGACCTTTACGACAGCTTTAACCAGAATAGCCCGGCCGCGTACTACCCCGCCGCGTCGCAAGCTGGTGTGCTATCGGAAAATACTTGGTGCTGGCTGGCCGGCAATGCCGACGTCGGCCATGCCGCAGGAGCGCGGACCAATCTGCAATATCTGGGCGATACCGCCGTTGTGATGACCAGTGCGTTTTCCGGCAATACGGAGACCGGCTCTGCGTTCGTTATTCCGTTCGCCGGCGGCAAAACCGAAATCTCGGCCTCCTTGGGAGCGGTCATTGATTTTGCCGAGTTGTTCCTGTGGCCCGGTCAGTTGATCGATTGGAGCCAAGTTAGCAACCGGCGCCTGCTCTTCGGCGCCAACGGCAAGCCGGTCAACCCAGCTGGAGCGATCTCAGCATTTGGTGCGCCTGCGGTTTTCCTCAGCGGCGGTGCAGCGAGTTTCGTCACAAACCAAGGCAACGGTGGCACGTTCTCACTTTATAAGAACCTTAATACTCCTGCCCTTGGCGGCGTATTATCCGACGCGCCAACCAGCCCGAGCGATTAACGATGACGGCGAGCCGCGGCAACCAGATCGTCGACAAGCTACGCGGCGACGAACTGTTCTCGTGCGACAATGACGCCAAGAAGATCACGGCGCGCGATCTGCGCGCCTATCTCGGCGGCGACCGCGCCGCACCGGCGATCCGGCCGGAAGGCGGCGCTCATCCGGTCCGGGCCAGCGAGTTCCCCAACGCCGAACACGCCATGCAGGACGCCGACAGGATTTTAGGCTTGCAGGACGGGCTGAACGTCAATTTCTCCAAGGAACAAATCACCCGTCTTATTTTCCCGCCCACATTTGATCCGCACGTTCCCGGCGCGCTGTGGAACGACAACGGCACCCCGAAAATCTCCGAGGGATAACGTGGCGCAAGGTCCCGTCGACCGGATCGACACGCTCTACGGCGATGAGTTCTTCGTCGTCAGCGGCGATGGCTACGACCGCAAGCAAATAACCGCCGCCAACGTCAAACGCTTCCTCCGCGGCGGCGCAACCGGTGCCACCGGGCCGATGGGGCCGACCGGAGCTACCGCAGGCAATACCGGCGCAACAGGCACGAAAGGCGATCCCGGCAAGCCAGGCAATACCGGCGCTGCGGGGGCGACCGGTGCAGGTGAGCCAGGGCCGGCTGGCGCGACCGGTCACACAGGACCCAAGGGGGCCACAGGTCCGACAGGTCCGCACGGATCGGGCGAAACCGGGGCGATTGGCCCGCAAGGCAACACCGGCAACACCGGACCGCCTGGGCCGCCCGGTCGTGGCGATCCCGGCCCTAAGGGTGCGATCGGGATCGCAGGAGTGCCGGGATACGATGGTGCAACCGGCGCAACCGGACCCGCCGGCACTACCGGGAATACCGGCGCACCCGGACCAGCAGGGTCCGCCGCGACAGGATCAGCCGGCAACACAGGAGCCACGGGACCAAAAGGGGACATCGGTTCGGGCGCGACAGGATCGACTGGCGCAACTGGCGTTGCGGGCAACACGGGCAACACCGGCCCGCCCGGCCCGCAGGGCGCGGCATGGGAAGGCCCGATCATCCCGCCCACATTTGATCCGCACATTCCCGGCGCGCTATGGAATAATGGCGGCGTCCCGATGATTTCAGCAGGCTAACGATGCCCCCGCCCGTCATCCCGAACCCAGGTGTAGAGATCGTTACCGACCTGTTCGGCGATGAACTGTTCATCTTCGAGTCTGGGTCGCAGCAGATCAAAGAGGTCACCGCCGCCAATCTCAAACGCTTCTGTGGCGGCGGCGGTACCGGCGACGGCAATACCGGAGCGACAGGGGCCACAGGCGCAACGGGAGCTACAGGCAACGACGGCAATACCGGGGCGACCGGGTTAACTGGCGTAAACGGCGTCACGGGAGCAACAGGCGCGGCTGGGACTACCGGCAGCACGGGTTCGACTGGGCCAACGGGCGCTGCCGGCACGACAGGAAGCACGGGGCCGACCGGGGCCGCCGGCCAAACCGGATCGACCGGCCCAACAGGCGCACAAGGTAATACTGGTAATACCGGGACCGCTGGCGCGAATGGCAATACCGGTGCCACCGGACCAACCGGTGCGGCAGGGCAGACCGGATCGACGGGTCCGACTGGCGCGCAAGGCAATACGGGGAACACTGGCGCTGCTGGCACCACCGGTTCGACTGGTTCGACAGGCCCCACGGGAGCCCAAGGAAATACGGGTAACACGGGTGGAACAGGAGGCACCGGAGTCACCGGCAATACCGGTGGGACGGGTGGGACTGGCGCCACGGGAAATACCGGTGCCGCACAACCTTTCACTTGGAACTACTCGACGACGACCACTATGGCGTCGCCCGGTACCGGGTTCTTCCGTGCCGACAACGCGACCTGGGCCAGCGTCGCTAATCTCGCGGTCATGGACACCACTGCGGACACCGGCAATCCAGACGTTCACGCTTATCTGGAAGCCATCCCGGTCGGGTCAACGCTCTTCATCAAGGACATCACGACTCTTGGCGCGATCGCCATCTTTACCGTCACCACCGTAACCCCGCAGGGCTCGCATACTTGGACCCAATACGCCGTCACCTTCGTCAGCCAAACCGGCACATTCACCAATAACGACAATTGCCAGATTTCGTTTGCCGGGCCGAAGGGAAATACCGGAAACACGGGCGGGACCGGAGGAACCGGAGCGACTGGGAATACCGGGGCCGCCGGTACGACCGGCCCGACGGGGGCTCAGGGTAATACGGGTGGCACAGGCGGAACTGGACAAACCGGGGCAGCGGGGACCACGGGACCGACCGGTGCGCAAGGAAACACGGGAAATACGGGAGGAACCGGGGGCACCGGTGGGACTGGTGGCACTGGTGCTACCGGCGCCGGCTACGCCGTCGGCGCAACGGTCGATTTCAAGTTTTCCACCAAGATCAACGGCGTGCCGACAAGCCTGACTGGTTCTGCCGCGATCAGCGTGTACCAGGGCGGCAATTCTACGCCGTTCACGACAGGCGTTAGCTTGACGACGGACTACAATAGCACCGTGGGATTGAATGACGTTTCGATCGGAGCGACCGGTGCTAATTATACCGCAGGCCATGACTACGACGTGGTGATTACCACGGGGACGGTCGGTGGTATAAGTCAGGTTGGGACAGTGGTGGGGCACTTTACGCTATGAGCAATGTCAGCTTTCCGCTAACCGACGTCCAAGTCTTTACCAGCGGCTCAGGCAATTGGACTAAGCCGCAATGGGCGACGCTGGTGCAGGCGATCTGTGTTGGTGCGGGCGGTTCCGGCGGAGGGGGAACCTTTACCGCTACTGGAGCTAGTGGCACCGGCGGCGGCGGCGGCGGCGGCGCCGCGGCGCCGCTCATCGCGTTTTTCCAACCGTCGGACCTTGGGTCCACCGAAGCTTATGCTGTCGGTGCCGGCGCAATTGGCGGCACTGGAAGCACGGCCGGCACAGGCGCCTCGGGGACCAACGGCGGAAATTCGACTTTTGGCGGCACCACGGTAGCAATCCAGACAGCCTATGGCGGCGGCGGCGGCGGCGGCGGCACTATCGTCAGCGGCAGTGTTGGCGGCGGCGGCGCTGGCCTCGCTGGTGCCGGCTCGCAAGGTCAAATTTCCGCCGGAGGCGCCTCCGGTGCCAACGGCGGCGTTGGCGGTTCTGGAAACGGTAGTAGCGCTGGCACCAACATCGGCGGCGGCGGCGGTGGTAGCGTCAGCAGCGTGTCGCTTCTCGTAGTCACTCCATCGCCGGTTTTCACGGGGGCCGGCGGCGGTGGTGCCGGTGGTCCGAAAACGACAGTGCCGGCTTATGGTGCCGGCGGCACCGGAGCATCGATCAATAGTGTGTTGCCGGGTGGAGCGGGGGCGGCAGCTTCGACCGGAACGGTTGGCGGCCCCGGCCTCCCTGGACCGTTCGGAACTCCTGGCTCCGGGGGCGGCGGCGGAGGCGCGAGCGCAACTGTAGCCGGCAATGGCGGCGCGGGCGGTTATCCCGGCGGCGGCGGCGGCGGCGGCGGCTCGTCGATCACGACAGGAACTTCGGGGAATGGCGGTGCCGGAGCCAATGGCATTGTCGTTGTTATTTCGACATGACCAACGCCGTTATTTTCCCCCGCAGCCACCTCGATAAATTCACGACCGGAACTGCTCAATCCTGGTCAAAAGTGAATTGGGCCAAAACCGTCAGGATCATTATGATCGGCGGCGGAGGTGCGGGCGGCGGCGGTCTTAGGAGCGGTGCAACAGGGAGTGGCGGCGGCGGCGGCGGCGGCGGTCTATTCCTCGACCGCACGTTTGCCGCGAGCCAATTGGGGACTACCGAGACTTACACGGTTGGGGCCGCGGTTGTCGGCGGGGCGGGCGCTACCGGCGACACGCTGCCAGGAAACCAAGGTGCAACCGGCAGCTCAACGACTTTCACTATCGCCGGCCTCGGCATCACCATGACCGCCTACGGCGGCGGAGCCGGCGCGGGGGGCCAAGTAGGAGCAATCTCTGGCGGAGGTGGAGGCGCTGGGCGTGCCGGCGCAGGTGGCAGTGCCGTGACGTCGACGCAAGGCACAGCCGGTGCAGACGGTGGCGCTACAGGCGCGGTCGGCGGGGGTCCCAATCTCGACTTTAACGGCGGAGCCGGTGGGTGCAGCGGTCTCAATAGTGCCGCCGCGCCTACACAAGTTGGGCCTGTGGTTCGCGGCGGCGGCGGCGGCGGGGCTGGGTGTGGCAAAGGAACCGCCACGAATGGCACCGGCGCCACCGGCAACATTAGCCGCGACCAAGCAGGAGGCCTGCCCGGCGCCGCGGGTGTCAATGGCGGCACGGGAAAGCCGGGGTTTGGCTATCCCGGCAGCGGCGGCGGCGGTGGGGGTTCTGCCTCTGCGGCCGGCGGAACCGCCGGTGCTGGCGGCGACGGCGGCATCCCTGGCGGCGGCGGCGGCGGAGCCGGCGCAGGCGGCACAGGACATACCGGCGGGGCCGGTGGCACCGGAGCGAGGGGCGAGATTTGGGTTATCCAGTATGCTTGACGACGACGCTTTGCCGGTCAGCGGTTACGGTAAGCGCGCGCTCGGCGCGACGATCGCTTTTTTGTTTACCACATCGCTCAACGGCAACCCGACCGATCTCGCGGGCTCGCCAGCGGTCAGCGTTTATATCTCCGGCACCACGGCACCAATCACCACCGGAGTGACGTTCACGCAGACTTACAATAGTACGGTTGGTCTCAACAGCGTATCGATCGTCGCGAGTGCTGGAAATGGATACTCGGCACCTAATGATTACGAGGTTGTAATTACGACCGGCACATTAGCCGGCGTTTCGATGGTGGGGTGCGTGGTGGGCCGATTTAGTCTAGTGTAACGACAAACGGCGCGATTTGCCGCCGAGGGGAAATAATGGCCGGGCCTCCTACGATCTACAATATCGGTCCGGAAACCGTCGATAACCTGACCGGCACTGAATTCTTCCAGTTTGTCGCCGACTCGCAATCGATCAAACAGATCACTGCGGCCAATCTTAAAATCTATACCGATAACGCCGGGGTGACCGGCGCAACCGGTCCGAACGGCATGACCGGCGGCACCGGAGCCACTGGTGGCACCGGACCGAATGGCGGGACCGGTGGGACCGGGGTAACAGGCGGGACCGGCACGACTGGCGCGACCAGCGCTACCGGATCAACCGGGCCGACAGGCGCTATAGGTCCGACCGGAGCTACCGGCCCAACCGGCGCGACCGCGGGCGCTACCGGGTCGACCGGCTCGACAGGACCGACCGGACATACTGGTGCGACAGGACCAACAGGGTCTGGTGAAACGGGGGCTACGGGCGCTACGGGAACACAGGGACCGCAAGGTAATCCAGGGTCGGCCGGCCAGATAGGGCCGACAGGGGCTACGGGAGTCACAGGCCCAACCGGGCCGGCTGGAGCGCTCGGGCCGACCGGCGTTGAAGGTAACACTGGCGGGACGGGCGCTACGGGCGGCACCGGGGGCGCTGGCGCTACGGGCGGGACTGGTGGAACGGGCGGCACAGGCGCGACTGGAAACACCGGACCAAGCGGCGGTGTCACGGGCAATACTGGAAATACCGGCGGGACGGGCGGCACCGGTACGACGGGTGCAGCGGGGACCACCGGGCCAACCGGCGCAGCGGGGACCACTGGCGCGACGGGACCGACAGGCGCAGTAGGCGGCACGGGTGCGACAGGCGATACAGGGAATACCGGAGCAGGAAATACCGGAAATACTGGAAGCACCGGTCCGACGGGGGCTACGGGTGCGACCGGAACAATAGGAATCACAGGAAGTACGGGCGCTACCGGTGCCGTAGGCTTTCCGCAAAATATACAAATCGTCAATTACACGACTGTCCTCTCTGACAGCGGCAAACAAATTCTGCAACCATCGTCGGTGAGTTTGCCGCTGACGTTCACGATCGACAGCAATGCCAATGTGCCCTATTCGATCGGAACCCAAATTGTATTCGTAAATAGAGCCATCGCGACCTTAAGTATCGCGATTAATTCCGATACATTGATCCTAGCCGGCGCGGTCAGTACCGGAACGAGAACTCTTATGCGGAACGGCGTCGCGACCGCGCTGAAAGTCGAAAGCACCGTCTGGATCATCAGCGGAACCGGCCTAAGCTAATAAAACATGCTTATCCAATAAGGAGGCTAAAATGCACGTTGAATTTACTTGGTCAAAATGGACGCTCATGTTCACGCAGCAACAGACGCCTAGCGGGATAGATAAATGGCTGACGGTTGGTCCGCTTCACGTCAGATGGACTAGGAAAGATTAGGAGCCTCCCATGTCATTCCTCGGATTAGGCAGCGCGCCCGCACCGCCTCCGCCACCGCCGGCCCCTCCGCATCCGCCGACCATGGCGAGTTCGGCCGTGCAACTGGCCGGCCAGCAAGCGGCGGTTGAAGCGGCCGCAGCCGGAGGTGCCGGATTCTCGGATACCGTCAAGACCGGATCGCTCGGCGCACCGAAGCCGAGCACCACGGCCGGCGCATCAACACTCGGCGGCACACCGTCAACCTAAATGGCC